TTGCCAGTGTTCGTGGCTGCTGAGCGGTCGCCAGTGTTCGTAGCTGCTGAGTAGTCGCCAGTGTTCGTGGCTGCTGAGCGGTCGCCAGTGTTCGTGGTTGCTGAGTAGTTGCCAGTGTTCGTGGCTGCTGAGCGGTCGCCAGTGTTCGTGGCTTTTTTGTCTTTCCAATTAACCTTATCAAGGATAAACTTAACGCCCGCCTTGATGATACCGCCTAATCCAATTTCTGTCTCAATATGAATTTTACTGCTCGCTACTTTGGAATCATCTTCTCTTTTATCCATTTCACCTGATTGTGTAACTGTGCAGTATCGGCTGTTTTCTCCAGGCGCGTAATAATTAAAAACTTCTAATGGAAACTCACACGCATGGAATCCATTCTCACAACACTTTATATTTCCTCTTTGTTCGTAGTCCTTGCCCACCTCATATTGGAAGCCTCGGCATTTCAAATCTTTGTCGAAGCCCTTGTAGGCGTGAATAAGGTTTCCGTTGTCCATATTTTTTATTTTTGCCATTTTTATAATCTTACTTTTTCATAATCTAAATAAATACCATACCATCGCAGAGTTGATAGCGATTAGCACTAACTTTATAGGCAGTGTTACCTTTTATATATGTGTATATTCTAAGTAATTCTTCTTTGATAAATTTTGCGCCAGGGAAATAAAATTTTTGCACGTTTCTAAACTTGACTAAAATCTGTTCCTTTGTGGCGAACTTAACAATATCAAATGCTTTTTGAAGACCACATCCTATTTTTTGAGCCATATACTTGTAAGAAATGCCATTGTCCGAGAATTTATCGCTGTAGCCAAAAAGATTGCAAGCTTTCTTAGCTATCTTTAGTTCATTCAAGCCTTTAGGTTGCTCCGACTGCTGAATCATTTGCCTTGCGAAATTCTTGTGATTTTGGATTTCAATTATAAGTAATGCCGTTAATATATCATCTATGAATTTTACATTTTGAGCATTTGTGTTTTTATGTGAGCAATGGTCTGCGATAAAGTCAATATCTTTAATACAGATATTCCTATGAGAAGTGTGACTTCTTAAAGAATTGAAGACAATACAATGGCCTCCTTTACCTGTGAAAGAAACCATATTATGTTGTCTGAGTATGCGCAATCTTTTTTTAATAGTTGTTGCGCTTACGCCACTTATCTCGTGTAATTTATTGATAGTAAAATGTGGGACGGAAGAAGATACTACCCTCGACTTCATATAGAGGGAGAATGCAATTGCCTTCCTTAACTCGGGATTGCGATACATTTTATCCAATATCTTCTTTCTTATTTGCATCTTACCAAAAAGCAAAAGCGACAGAAAAGGTCAAGTTTTTCTGCCGCTCCGTATTTAGTAGGTCTTCCGACCTCACGTAAATCCTAAGTTATGCGCCTCACAAGACTTGACCTGTTTCTTGTTTGGTGGTGTATCGAGGTGTCTGACTAATAGTCATTTCTCTTAAACACATTGCAAAGTTAATAAAAACTGTTCAGATAAAAAAATATACTAAGAATAAAATTTAGGATTTAATATATTTTAAGGATTTAACCCTTGTTTATTGATAGTTTATTGTTAATTTTGTGGCGGTTATTAATAGAATTAAAAATGGAGCATAGCTTAGCAACTATTGAACAAGCCGTTTGTGAGGTTGGGGGAATCTCACCTGAACAATTGTGCTCGCGTAAGAAGACTGTTCTTCTCAATAGCCTTAGGGGAATTTTTTGCTTTATGGCGAGGAGAGACGGAATACACCCTACCTTAGCTGGAGAGAGGCTTGGGCGTTCGCGAGGGAACGTGATAAATCAAGCTAATAGGTATGGCGGCTATTTGGACAGCAGGGATAAATACGTCACGATGTTATACACGGCGATTAACGACAAAATTCAACGATATGAATGACAGCTACACTCCCTTAATACCAGACCAGCTATTTCCATGCGACAACGACTTGGAAATCCCGACATTGGATTTGAATATGCAAGCGCAAACTTGTGATATTCCTTTCTTATGCTTCGGTGAACAGGCCAGAACTTTCAATCTTAACGGGCAAGGTACGCTACATTTCTACACGGATGATTATCGCTTCAGTGTGGTGTATGAACACCCAGATAAGATTTTGCGACATCACCCAAGTAATATTGTAGAACCAAATTTCTCGCTTTTCAACGAGATGCCAATAGCATTTGGAATACAAGCTCTTTATAAGAAACGTTGGATTGGGCGAGCAATGCAACAACGAGGCATAGGCATATTCGTTGACCTGAACGTAGCACAGAAATATTATCAACTTAACATGATAGGAGTGCCTCGTGGGTGGCGTGCATTCGCTACTCGTGGCTATTCTGACCGCCTCAGTAACCTCGCCTTTGAGCTATCCATTGCTGAGGACTGGGCAGAGGGGGAGAAGCCGTTGTTCGTCATATATGGTGGAGGCAATAGCTGTAGGCGTTTTGCCCAACAGCATGGCTGCATATATATAAACCCTGTTGTGACTACTAAAAAGAAGATACAGGCGATAAAGAAGATACACGAGGGCATTGCTTTCTTCAATGAGGATTTTTCTATTCAAGAACAAATTGATAAGTTAACTCCTTTTAGTAGGCAAAAGGAGGACTTTAGAATGACTGATGGATGTGAACGGATTAAGGGAAAATAATTATTAAACACGAAAAGTTATGTCAAAAGAAAAGAAAATATCTCAGAACCCATACATCGCAAAGGATGAGCTTCTTGTAAAGCTGGGTTTTCGTGAAATGATTGACATTACAAAGCTCCTCTATAATGAGGGGCAGATTGATGGCGTTCCAAAGAACCCTCGCTACTTAAAGGAGAGCGAGCACGACAATCTCGTCAAGTCACTCGCCGATAGCCCAGAGTTCTTAGAGTACAAGCCTTTGATGGTTTATGGCTTGGAGGATGGTACATACGTCACCATCTGCGGTAATATGCGCCTCAGAGTGGCTAACGAGTTACGCATCGGTGGAAATACGAACTTCGATAAGCTGCCTTGTTTCGTCTTGAAGACCGATACCCCAATTCAGAAAATCAAGGAGTATGCTATCAAGGACAACGTACAAGCAGGTAACTGGGATTGGGATGAGCTTGCTAACGGCGACTGGAAAGTCGATGAGTTGCAAGATTGGGGAGTGGATTGCTCCTTTTTAACCGACACAGAACCTGTCGAACAGATGTCAGAGCGCAAAGAAACAGAAGATGACAACTATGATGAGAATGAGCATGAAATTGAGACTAAGTGCAAACTTGGAGACATTTGGCAGTTAGGGCAACATCGCCTTATGTGCGGCGACTCAACGGATGCCGCGCAAGTGGCATTGCTTCTTGATGGTCAGCAGATACAACTCTACCTAACCGACCCTCCTTATAATGTAGCCTATGGATACGACAACAGTGCAACTGAAGGCCATCGTAAAGACGGGCTTGTTGTCTTGAATGACAAAATGGATAACGACAAGTTCGAGCAGTTCTTGACAAACGCCTTTAATGCTGCAAACGCCAACATGGAAAAAGGAGCATCGTTCTATATTTTCCACAGCGACGGATATTCATATTGGTTCCGCAAGGCACTTATTAATACTGTTGACCTTGAATTGCGTGAGAATCTTATATGGGCAAAGGACTCTATGGTGTTAGGCAGACAGGACTACCAATGGCGGCACGAACCGTGTTTGTATGGTTGGAAGAAAGGGGCAAGTCATCATTGGTTCTCCGACCGCAAGCAAACCACGGTACTCGAGTTTGCGCGTCCAAAGAAAAGCGTGGAACATCCAACAATGAAGCCAATACCCCTGTTTGCATATCTAATACAAAACTCTTCACAAGAGGGTTGGAATGTATACGACAGCTTCGGTGGTAGCGGTACAACAATCATGGCGTGCGAACAACTCAACCGCAAGGGTTTCTCAATGGAGCTTGACCCACATTATTGCGATGTTATCATCAACCGTTGGGAAACCTACACAGGCAAAAAGGCCGAAAAAATAAAGGAAAACGAAAATGAGTAAAGGAAGTGGCTCGACACGAATACCTAAAAGGTACAAGCGTGGAAACGTCAAATCTCACATTGGTACAAATGTGTTAGCTTTATTAAATATGGTCTAAAAGGAAGGATGGTCCGAGAAGAACCAAAATAGGTATAGAGAAGTCTTTGATAAAGTTTACGACGAGGAGCAAAAACAATATTCAATGATGCCTACTAAGCTCAAAAACGAAGACGAAAAGAACGCTGTGGCAGAATATCAAAGATGGGGCTTTGAAAGCATTAACGAAAAATTGCGCAGCAACAGACCTCTTGACAAAAAAGAAGAGGCCGTAAAACAACAGCTTGACAAGATAATACAAAGGACAACTCTTTCTAAGGACGTAACAGTGTTTCGTGGTACACAGAATAAACCGACTGCAACAAATAAAGGATACACAAGCACCTCCCGTATGGCAACCGTAGCAGAGCACTTTTCTTCGGGAATGTACGGTTCTAAGCACATGTATGCGTACCGCATTCCCAAGGGTACTCACTGTCTTGTAATAGGAGGCGCAGAAGATGAAATTATATTCCCACGAAACTTTAACATTGCCAAATATAAAATAAAAATTTAAACTAAAAGAAATGATAGAAAAAGTAAACCCGCAACACCCCGACAAGGTGGCAGACCGCATTGCTGGTGCTATCGTTGACCTTGCGTACAAGAAAGAAGAGAATCCGAAAATAGCAGTTGAAGTACTGCTCGGACATGGTGTAGTAAACATCATCATTGAGAGTAGCGTGAACATTTCAGACGCTGAGGCTGAGGCTATTGTTTGGCGTATCACTAAGCGAACAGACTTGAAAGTATCTCTCGTTATGGTAGCTCAAGACCCTATCCTTGCAAGCAACCAAGACGGAGCTATTCGTTGTGGCGACAATGGTATTTTCCGAGGCGTTCCACTCACAGAGGAGGAGCGTACCCTCAGCAAAATAGCCCACGACATCTATGAGAGTTACCCTTCGGATGGCAAGTATGTATTAGCTGACGGTAAATTGATTATCTGTCAAAGTAACGCCAAGACTGAGGACTTAAAGAAGCTCTATCCAAATGCTGTTATCAATCCTCTTGGAGATTGGACAGGTGGAACAGACGTTGACGCAGGTGCTACAAACCGCAAACTTGGCTCTGATATGGCTCAATCTGTTTCGGGCGGTGGAGTGCAGGGCAAGGACCTAAGCAAAGCTGATGTTTCCGTCAACATCTACGCTTTCTTGAAAGCTCAAAAAACAGGCAAGCCTGTGGAGTTATTCTGTGCCATTGGTGATACAGAGATTGATGGGAAGCCTTACTCGGAGATTGTCGAGATTGCACGAAACTATATCAACAAGGTTGGTGGTTCCGAGAAATTCGCAGAGTGGGGATTGTTCTGACACGTTCGTAGCCAGGACATTAGAAAAGAAAAGTCAGCCAGATTAAATAGTTAGCGGCAGATATGCTGCCCTAACTTGGGTTCATCTGCAACAAGTGCCGGAATCGAGCTCTCGCATACCGAGTTACCCGAAAAGATAAACACAACAAAGTTATAAATAATTCCCATAACAACAAAATACACTGACTGAGAAATACATGAAAATGAGGTCTTTTGGAATAAAAGCCATATGCAACGTATGTTCAACGTATTAAATATGTAATATCATGCCATTGTCACATAATGAGGTACAACGAGCAAAACAACTTGAGAACCTCAAAAAAGGAACATTCAAAAAGGGGCAGTCGGGTAATCCGAGAGGTAAACCGCCAAGACCCAAGACGATGTCGCTGTTCATTGAGGAAATGAAGGCGAAAGGCTACGAAGTGCCATCTTCTCAGATTATTGCAGAGTCATTTCTGTATATTGCGACATTGCCAGAGGAAGAGCTGAAAGCGGTGCTGAACGATAAGTCACGCCCTATGATGCAGCGCATCGTCGCCAAGGGCATACTTGACAAGAAGGGAATGGATATACTCGAGCGTGTTGTCGACCGAGCTTACGGCAAGATACAGCGCATAGACCTCACGAGCAAGGGTGAGCAAATCAAGCAAGACCCATTGCAGGTGCATTTCGTATCAAATAGTGAAGAATACAACAAGGTCCTTGCGGAGATACAAAAAGAGAAAGAGCGCAAGGATGCGCAACCAGATAAAAATAAGGAGGTATAAAATAGAAAGGATGCCACACGTATTTTTTGCAAAGAACTACATGAGGGTAAGAGCAGCGAAGGAAGCAGGTTTTACAACTTGCTCTCTTCAAGGAAGCTCACGCTCTGCCAAAACCTACTCGGTTGTGCAGTTCCTATGTATGCTTTGCTTTAACCATGCTGGAACGACTGTTTCCATCATTCGTGCTGGTATGCCTTCCATCAAGCGAACTGTCTATCGTGACTTCAAGGATATAATGCTCAACTTTGGTTGGTGGAATGATAAGTGCATGAATAAATCAGAGTTCGTTTACTCTTTTCCTAACGGCTCTTGGATTGAGTTCTTCTCCACCGACAATGAGCAGAAGGTGCGTGGTTCTAAGCGTAAGGTGCTTTTCGTAAATGAGGCGAATGAGCTTTCTTTTATCGAATGGCAGCAGCTACAGATGCGTACAACGGAGTTCTCTATCCTTGACTACAACCCTTCCTTCTCGGAAGACCATTGGATTAATCAGGTAAATGAGGAAAAAAGCACTTATTGGTTCATTTCCACTTACAAGGATAACCCTTTCCTTGAACCAAAGGTTATCGCTGAGATTGAGAGCCTTAGATGGAAGAATCCGAGCCTTTGGCGTATCTATGGTCTGGGATTGCGCTCAATGGTTGAGGGCTTGATATTTAAAAACGTGGTCATTGACGACTATATACCAGTAGAAGCGCGAAGACACCATTATCGAGGGATGGACTTTGGCTATGCGTCAGACCCGACTGCAATCGTGGACGTATATATTTATGGCAAAGATATTTACATAGACGAAGCTTGCTACCAAACGCACATGCTTTCTTCTGATATAATTAGAATATTGAAGGAGGATAAAGAAAATACTGAAATCATCTCCGAATCTGCCGACCCTCGCTTAGTTGACGAAATATACAATGCTGGCATTGATATAAAACCTGTTAAGAAATTTCCTGGTTCTATTCAGGCTGGCATTATGAAAATGTTGGAATATACTATACATATAACTAATCGTTCCGTAAACGCAAAGAAGGAATTTAATAACTATACTTGGCGGCAAGACAAGGACGGCAAATGGCTAAACGTGCCGATTGATATGTATAACCATATAATAGATGGTTGCAGGTATGTTGTACTTGAGAAGGTATTGGGGGCATACGGCAGCGGTATGTCCGCGTCTGAAATCCTCGGAATCCTCTGAGCCTATGAAACGAATATATGACAAGCAACCATGTGAGCATCGCAAACGCTCCCACTACAACCGCAAGGGTACTGCCAAGCAAACGTTCCCATGCGAGGAGGATGCACAAAGGTATATCGCAAGGAGGCGACTACGAGGCTATTCTGCCTACCTCTGCCCCGGGTGCAACCATTGGCATATTGGGAAAAGGTAGTCAAGGACTATATCATCGTCCTTTTATAGATAGTAAAGTCAGATTGTCTTTATCGCAAGAGAATAAAGCCTCGCCGACATTATAACCACCAAAGCCATTCTTGGCTCTGTATGTAACAACGAACAGTTTTTCACCTTGTTTTGTTGACGGCTGCTCTTGCATATCCACAAACTTGTAGCTATCAGGGTCTTTAAGTCTTTGCTGTATCAAATCGCCAGCGGCAACTTGAACATACTCGACATTTTCATACAATGGCATATTCGCCAGTTTTTCCGTCTCTGCTGCGTTCTCGCTTCTTGCAATTGCGAGCACTGCGAAGAACCCAAAGATTAGCACGGCAAGGGATAAAAAACAACCTTTCATAAATTTGGCAATTGTGGTTTATTTGTGTTGTGTTTTGTAACTGCAAAGATAGCGCAAGTTATTATTGTGTCAGTCCATTTGAATTTTAACATATCCAATTTCTTTTTTTTGGGGTGTTTACACAGGAACTAAGAATATTTCGTAAAAGTATCGTTGGTTTCATAACTTTGTGGCAAAGCCACAAAAAATGAGGAATATAACTGAAATACTCTCGGGCAATGATGCCAACACCGTGCATACATTGCTTACAGCTCGCAAATTGCCACTGCATGACAACTTTGAAACGCTCATGCGCCAATGGGATCCATACAAGCATGACGTGTTTGACATCGATAAGCGTAAAAAAAAGCGAATAAAAGTCCCCACCGACCAAAAAGACCCCATCACGGGACAGGTAATCTACAAGACGGTGTTAGTTGACAGGGTAAGGATAGCTCTGCCCATACAGCAGATTATCGTAGAGAGGCTTGTCGGTTTCTTGCTTACCAATGCCGTGACATATAAGGCTAATTCGCATGGTGTGGATGTGAAGTCGCTTGACGGAAAGCAACAATTGCTTTATGATGCCATCATGCATTGCTATCACGATAACAAGATGAAGTATTTTGACAAGCAACTCGTTCGCACCGTTTCCTCACAGTGTGAGGCAGCGGAGTTGTGGTACATGACCACGGACGATAACGGACGACTTGGCGGCGAGATACGTGTGCAGTTGCTTTCTCCTGCCAATGGCGACAAGCTATATCCGCACTTCAACGACTGGCATCGCATGGATGGCTTTGGGCGCGAATACTATATTTTTGATGAGCAAGGCAATTCTGAACTTCATTTTGATGTATACACCGACCGTTATGTGTATAAGTATATCAACAATGGCTCAGGATGGACGCTTGTTGATGTAAAGGCCCACGGCTTTACGAAGATACCTGTTGTGTATTATCACCAGTACAAATCAGAGTGGGCAGACGTTCAGTGGGCGGCAGACCGTGCGGAGGAGTGCATCTCCAATTGGGGTGATACTAACGACTATTTCGGCACGCCTAAATACTTCATACAAGGGCGTTTGGAAGGCTTCGCCGAGAAAGGCGAGCAGGGCGCGGTATTCCAAGGCGGCAAGGAAACGCACATGAGCGTCCTGTCTTGGGACCACTCGCCAGAGTCGGTGAAGGGCGAGATTGCTTATCTGTTTAATATTATCTTCTCCTTCACACAAACGCCTGATATTTCATTTGAGAATATGAAGACATTGGGCAATAACACCAGTGGCGCGGCCATTCGCTTAATGTTCACTGACCCATTTTTGAAAGTTGGCAATAAAACGGAGCTTTATGGGGAGATGTTCACACGCAGGAGCAATATCGTGGCCAATGGCATCTGCAATACAGGTGCTTATGTAAAAGGTATAGACGAAAGCGTTGCTGAGGATATTGACTTCGAGCCTGTGTTTGAGCCTTATATCCCGAAAAATAATATGGAACTAATGCAACTTATCACTCAAAGCAACGGTGGTAAGCCTTCTACATCACAACGACGTAGTATTGAGCTTAATCCGCTCAACGATGATGCTGACAGCGTGGAAAAGGAAATGCAAGAGGAGCAACAGAATGAATTACTACAACAGGCGGCAATGCTTGGAACGGAAAGAGGCTCGGCGACAGCGCAACAGTCAATTGAGAATAACAGAAAGGAATAGTTATGGCAAAAAATAGTGGTGGCACAAGAGCAAAGTACCCATCAAAAGGGTCACTAAGTAACCAGATTAAGAAGATAGACAGCTTGTATGCAGATGGTTTTTCTAATGAAAAGGTCTTTATTAAATTAAAGAATATTACAGAGCATACCGATTTTCTTAAAATAGAAAAGCAAATAACAAACTCAAAAGATTTATATGACATAAACCACGACAAAGTTGTTAGTGCAATCCAAAAAAACGGTTATACTGTCAATGCGGATGTGGATAAACTAATTTCTGTTCAGAACTATCTCAATAAAGAACAGGTCGCAAAATATATGTCGAAAGAGAATTACGACGGCATAGTGGGCTTCGGTATTTCTGGCACAAATAAGGTTATCTTGGTCGACGGAAATCACAGAGCTGCGGCTGCAAAGATTAATGGCAAGAATACCGTACCTGTTAAGATACTAATGGTCACAAATGAGAAATTCTTTAAATCGACCAGGAAATCGAAGTAATGGCTTTAACGTCTAAAAAGAAAAAGGAGCAGTTAAACTTGCTATTTGCCGTCTACAATAAGCGGTTGGGCAGGTTGTATAGCGACTATATCAAGAAGCTGTTGTATCTTGGTTATGACGAAAGTGTGCTTGATGGAGATGTGCTCTTTAACTTCGATAATTTCCCCGAGTTGAAGGCAAGGCTAAACGGCATATTTAATGACTATTTTCAAAATAGCTTGCTTTGCTACGAGAGTGGGATTACAGACGGAGTGACCCTGGCTTACAACCACGACAAAGAAGACCTTGGTACCTTTACGTTATTATCGAATGACGCCCTTAAAGTGGCAAGGGCAACGGCGGCCAAGACTTTTATCGCGAATAGACTACATTCCAAGGAAGGGCTGAACCTCGCGCAGACTGTATGGAACTATTGTCAACAAAGCAAGGGGGAATTTGAAATGGCAATGTCTAATGTGCTTGCCGATGGAATTAAGGCTGGCGAATCGGCAGAACAGATAGGCTCCAAGTTAAGGCAGTACCTCAATAATCCCGACATGATGTATCGGCGTTATCACACTGTCAAGGTGCTAAAGAACGGCACGAAAAAGGATGTTATCAAATGGTACAAGCGTAAGGTGATTAACGGTAAGGTTCGTTTTGTTGACGAGCCATTGGAGGCGGTCGGCACGGGTGTGTATCGTTCGGCACGCAAGAATGCGTTGCGAGTGGCGAGGACGGAGATAAACGCCGCATACCTTAAAGCGCACAACGAGAGGTGGCGGAAAGAACCGTTTGTCATAGGGCAGTGGATTCACGTCTCTCCAGAGCATGACCCAGAGAAGCACCATGATATATGCGATGAACTTCAAGGCAGATACCCAAAGGATTTTGTTTGGCTGAACTGGCACCCTCAATGCCGATGCACGAGCGACCCTATTACTTTGCAAGGCGATGAAAAAAAACAATTTTACAAACGACTTATGGCAGGTGAGGACATGAGTAATTATGTCTCGCCCTTTGCCGTTACAGACGTACCCGACGAGTTTAAGCAATATATAAGGGACAATACCGATGCCATCGTTGCCGCTGGTAAGAGCGAAAAATTGGCGTGGCATTTGCGAGATAACACAAAGTACTGGGCAGGGCTTTTAAGCACCGAAAATCGCGCGCAAATGGGCTTAAACGCGATTTCTCGCAAGGATGATATATTGGAGAAAGCAAAGGCTCGCCACATCCAACGCACGCAGGAGCAGATTCACAAGATACAGTCTCGATGGAATAATTATCGTCGAAATTACTATTATGGCATGGCGAAAGGCATTCTTCCTGGGCAGTCTATTATGAACATTAAAAGCGACGCTCTTCGCAAGCGATACTTCGCGATTCGCTACGCAATAGCTGACAAGAAGAACAGCAAGGAAGTGATGCAGGTATTCAACCGCTTCAAGCAAGGCTATGAGACGAAGCTCTTGTGGACTGACCGTAAGGTAGCAATGAATGTGCTGAAAACCGCTCAGCAATACGGCGAGACGGACTTTTCTTACGTCCAGGCATTATTACAGGCGGCTGACTATGCGAAGGCAAGGGAGGCTGCGAAAACGCTTGCTAAACAAATTAATGCGATACAGTTGGACGAGGCTTCGCTCTCCAAGCTCATCCCAGACGTGAATAAGTGGCACAAGCAATTCTCATCAAAAGAGCTACACGGTGTCTACGATGCCGTGGATAACAAGCTTGCCCAGTGGCAAGGGCTTCCGCTTGAAAAGCAAGCGAGTAAGCTAAAATTCGAGGCAGAGGACTTCTTGGGCGGCAATATGCATGGAGTGCAACAAAAATATGCCACATGGCAGGTATCACAGGCCGCTTACTTTAAGAAGCTTAGCGAGGTTCAAGATGCCATTGACTGGGCGAATCTTAATTCTATGTTTGCCGAAGTTAAGAGCTACAAGACACAAAGCAAGGTTTACCACAAAATGGTCTATGACCTTGAAAATGCAATTAATGCACATGACAAGAACCTTGCCGAGAAACTATATGCTGATGCGAAAGCGGAGAAAGAATCCCTTATTAATGCAAAATCTAAGCGAAATGCGAAAAACGTACAATTTGATACAAACGCTTTTTCACCAGCTCGTAAAGATGCTGCCGTGTGGGATACAGGGATGGGAGAAGTGGCAGATAAGGCCCTTGTCGATACGGCAGGGAGACAGTGGATAGCGGCAACAGAGACAGAAAAAGACTATGTGTTTGAATACACGTCTCATTACCGTGACGTAAATGAGCCTTTGCAAGGCAGGACATACTATAATCAACAGTCTAAAGCAAGATTCATAGACAAGGTAAACAACATTACAAGTTACATTGAAAAAAATGAGCTACCTACGGATATGTGGTTCACTCGTGGAGACGATGGGCTTTCTGTTATTGAGTCACGAATAAAATTTGCAGGAGGTTCTATGCCTAACAACTTGCAAGACCTCGTAGGTATGGAGATGCAAGAAGGCGGTTTTATGTCAACAGCGAGTCGTAAAGGAGAAGGGTTTAGTTCTAAGGACGTTATCCTTAATATCTATGCGCCAAAAGGAACGAAAGCAGCATATATTGAGCCTATTTCGGCTTTTGGCTGTGGCGCAGAAAGAAACTGGGATGGAATAGAGCGTTTCACTTCGTATAGTTCGGAGCAAGAGGCTTTATTCCAGCGAGGAACACGAATGAGGATAACAAAGGTGTACCAAGAGGGGAGTAAGACTTATATTGACTGTGAAGTTATTGCGCAAGAACTAAAAGACTTGTCATATATTAAAGATAGTAATATAGGATATTGAAAATGGGAAAGGCGTGCCGAAATGGTATGCCTCCTTTGTTATAGATTATTGGGAATCTTATCTTCAGGGAAATGGTCATTAGGAATGAAAAGGTATTCATCAACAAGACTGTAAAACTTATCAATTTCAGCCTTGACATCATAAACCTTCTTGCCCCAAGAGGTGAACATTACCATTAGCAAGGTGTGGGGAATGCCCTTGTACTCCTTGCCTTTGATACGCTTGTAATAATCTTCTTCGCCCTTGAATACGCCGCCATGCTTTACATACACCCTTTCCATATCCCAAAACCAAGCCATATCGCCATCAGTATTTGGGTTGTTGCCACCTCGGTAATATCGGCAGTGGCTCATTAGTTCTTTTTCACTTGCTGCCATATTTCTTTTCAAAATTAGTCACGACAGTCACCATTTCAGACGGCAGGTAACTGATAGCCTTTTCTTTCAGGTATGGGGGAATGCCGAATAATGGTTCTGCTATGGAACCAACAATCGCTCCAAGCGTATCGCTGTCGCCTCCGTATGATATAGACTTTCGGATGGCATCCTCGAAGTCGTCGCTCTCCAATATGATGTATAACGCAAGGGGTACGCACCCTTGGCAAGTCTCATCGAATACCCCTTGTCGAGGTAGCCCCATCTTGAAGTCATCCCCATAATACCATCTTGCGATTGATGATATGTACGGCTTTGCTTTCTTTGCCGTTGAAAACAGTTTTGCTTCATACATTGCCATTGCGACGGCGGATGCGCCGATTAACCCCTCCACATGGTCGTGTGATACTTTGGCACTATTCACCGCCTCTCGAATAATGGTATGTGGCTCATTAAAAGCCCAACCTATCGGGCTTACTCTCATGGCAGCACCGTTGCCCCAACTGTTATATGGTTGAGGGCAAGCCGAATGAACCCACCCTGCGAATCTTCCGCCGTATGCTCCCTTGGGGTTAGGGTAGCGGCGGCACCAGTCGTGCAGGCTTTCTTGATAGCTTCGCTTGTTCAGTATGGCATCGGCTATGGCCACTGTACAAATGGTGTCGTCGGTAAAGTTGCATCCATCGCTGAACATCTCAAAGTTATAATCGAGCGTATTGTTGAACTCATACTTCGAGCCTACAATATCTCCTATAATTGCTCCTAACATATCGTGCCCTGTGTTAATTGTTTACAAAGGTAAGCAATATTTTCCTAACAATCAATTTTTAGATTTTTTTTATTCGTTGTTGCCTACTTAACTCTCTTCACATCTCTGTTGTTGCCTTGGTAAAAGAGGGTGAGTTCTTTAAATCGGAAATATACCTCTCCAAGCTATCTACATAGAGACCATTACTGCCTTTTTCCCAGTGTTCGCCAGAGCGCACGAAGTAGGCAATGTTGTAGCGTTGTTCGTCGTTGGCAATCTTGACCTTTGAAGCAACAATGCGCAATCGCCTGTCATTGCTGTAAATCTCGCAACCTGTTGATGTCTTAATGTAGTAAGGCATTTCCTTACTTGTTTCGATAAAGAAACTTTTTCCTGCTTCTGTATGTACCATGTTCTTGTCTTAACTTCCATATCCCGTGAACTTGCCAACGGCTGAGCTAACGCTTTCGTTAGTTACAGAGCCAGGCTTCAGAAAATACTTGTAATGTGAGCTCCTCTCCAGATTCTCGTGCCAACCGAAACCATAGGCATCGAACTCCTTGCCGCACCATTCGTGCGCATAATAATATTCATCGGCGTGTATTTCGCCTTCTTGGTGAAAGATGAAGTTGTAGTAACACCATCTGGCGGAATAGCTATCCTTGTTGGCTTGATAACGTTGTTCCACGTCTTCCCTTTTCTTTCGGTATTCTTGCAGTAATTCTTGATACTCCTCTTCGCTATCGCAAAGGTAGTAATCGGTATCAGTCCAATGGTTATCACAATAGGAATTGGAGGACTGGTGAATGTGATAAATGTTTTTCATGGCTGTCTGTTATTTAACTCCTCGCACATGTCCACAGACACGGCAATCAAATGTGTATAATCCGAGGATCTCGCATCTCTTATATATGCGTCGATTTCGTCTTTTGACTTGTGTTCGAGTTTCATGGCACGAACAACATATCCCATAATGGCAAAAGCATTACCATTAACTCTTACGAGCGTGTATTCTCTTTTCATTTTTGATTACCTTTCAAATGTTATGTATGCGGTAGGGTATCTCAAAGAACACCTTTGCGTTACCATCCATCCTTGTTTGCGGAACTCCCTGATTACAGCATCAACGGATTCAAAAGTAGCCGTGTGCCAATCTCCATACGGTGAGTTGCCGCACCAGTTACCAGCACAGCAGCCTTCCGTGCGTTGCAATATCTGTACTCTTTTCCTGTCCTTGGTATTGTCAAGAATCCATTGTGCAAGCTCGTTCTCCGCTTGCTCCCTTGCGTTTGATTGTGGTATTGGTATCATAACTCTTTATTATTAATGATGTTATACGCTTCCTTTAATGTCGTTGCCTCAATGACTCCGTATTTTTTCAGTGGTCGAAGCTGTCTCTGTGTGAAATACAGTCCCATGCAACCACGCCAATTGTTGAACTCGCCAACCTCTCTTATTCGTTCTTTCATTTTTATCCAACTCTTAATTCTGTCAAGTAGTCTTGCAACTTGCATTCATCGAAGTCGCAATCTGTCTCCTTGCCATCTTCATCCGTGCATGACCAGCTGTTGACGCATAAGTTCACTGCGGTTGTCACCCACGCTCCCGTGCCGTTGCTATACCCACAGTAGAAGTCGTTTTCTTGATAGCTTTCTTCATCGTAATCATAATGAACTTCGAGGTATTCGTCACCCTCTATGCAAGCGATCTGTCCACCTTCGCAGATTTGTTCGGCAAGCTCTTGGTAATCGTTTTCTGTAAGTTGCATATCTACTTGATTAAAGTTATGCGCTTAACGTTGTCGCCCAACGCCCTGTCGTTGATTGCCACAGGTATAGCATACAAGCTGGGTATAGAGGAGCTTGCGCCTCTGTTTAGTGTTTACTCACCTTTCCGCTTTCAGTCCTTTCTTTGTTTCATGTGGGTAGGAAACGGCTCAAATGTAACCAGTAACCGCCAATCTGTAAGACTACCCAAGGAGTAATGATTTCCTTTGTCACGCTGTCGGTGTCGCTCCGAAATGGTTTCTATACCCCAGCGTGCTTGCCTTAGCTAATCGTCCCATCGTGAGCAACCATTATATTGCGACTTTGGATAATGTCGTCTGTTAACTGGCATCCGTCATAGAAACCTCTGCCAACTCGATTGCATTCATCATGTTCAATAAAAAATCGCTTGTTTAAGACTCCGTACTTTTTCTCCAAACGTTCAATCGCTTTACGCATCTTGTAAGATGCCTTCAGCCCATCTACCTCATAAATCACTTTGTTATTCATATCACTATAGTATGTACGTCCCTTTCTTAATAGAATGACCTATATTCGTTAGATAGGTTCTTCCAAAAGTCTTTGTGTTTGAAAAGAAATGCGTAAAAGTCACAAGAACACAATCCTCTTTCTCTATGCAACCGTAAACGTCACACCCAAGCCTATATCCTTGATTTAAACGCTCCAGGTAGGCAGACTTGGCTTCTTTTAGCGTACCATGCACCTCCTCTAATCGGTATGGTATGCGACATTCAAACTTGTAGTAGTCAACTTTCATGTTCATCTTCATCGTGTTCATGTTGTGTATTGTTATTTATTATACCGCAAAGATAATAATAATGTCTTAAACGTGCAAGTTGTTGATATACAATTATTTGCGCCGTTAGCTTTGTTTAGCTTTTGGCAAAAGACATCCTTGTTTTCGAAGTCTTGGCACCTTTCTGTCGTGAAAAAAATGCAATATATAATATAATAGTAATCGGAATTTTCGTACCTTTGCAGCAGAAAGGCAATTTACAATCATGGCAAAGAAAGAAAAATTTGTTTTAGTCCCTATTTCAATGTTCTTCTTAGTGTGTGCGAACGTTTCTTGTTCAAGCAACAATGATACAGAAGATGAAAGAGCAAAGCTTGAGAATACAAGCTGGACATCAGATGATGTTGCAACTCACAGTTCAGCATTGGTTGCCGTTGATAAGACAGAGCCTAACACAACCATTCAGTCTAAGATGCGACAGGTGGTTGGACTGAACTACACGGAAGAAACAAAATCCGAGGAAGGTTATTGGTTCTGGGATTTATGCAAACAGGCTGGACACGAGAACGATTCGGTTATGACAGCATCATTCAGCCCTGATAAATGCACCTTCAAGGTAAAGGTTACAAGAGCACGTGCAAAGGCAAACCAAACCAAGACAGAAAGACTCTACAAGTTTGATGAAGGCTCATACGTGGTTAGATTTGGCTCTAACAGATATGAGGAGATAACAGTATATAGTTATGGTGTATATAGAGCCGATGGCACTCTCTTCATTCCGCTTGACGGAAAAGGATGTGTTGCTTATCAAACAAGGTACACCTATGCCAACAAGGAGGTGTTTAGTGAGGATGTTGACGAATACAATGTAACTGCAAGCTATGAGGTCGCGAACAATGTGGTTACCTTCTCTTACATAAAGGATGGCAAGACCATTACGTTTGACGGCTTGTTGTCTACAGATGGGAATAGAATTACAATTACGAATAATCCTGTGGTAAACTCTGTAACGGCATTGAAAAAATGATGGGCTTCTTTGAGAAACTAAAACGGTTTTCGGCTGGGTGTGTCATTTACCGCTATAAAGCGTTTAAGTCCATGGAAAGAACAATGTTGACGATGTTCTTGTGGCTGGTTGCAATAATGGCGAGCGCGCAAGTTAAAGTACTGGAGCACATATACTCATTGCCTGATACTACTGCGGAAACTGTTTTTGAATATGCAAAAAATCATAATGTTGAAGACATTAACGGTAAGACAGTAATATTGTGGCATCCTTATGCAGAAATAGGTGTTTCGATAGGGGATAAATACTTAGGGATTATTCCTGTTACTTTTCTTTCTCAACAGCAAGATTTTACCCTGAAAAATGGAGAACCTTATGATAATGGAAAAATTTTGCTTTACGTACCCATTAAACCAAATTTGTTTGAGTTAACTGCGCAGAAGGTGGATATAATACGTGCAAAGTTAAAAGCCCCTTTTGTACTCAACTACAAGAATGACAACTCGTGGATAAAAGACAAATTTAAGATAAGTGCAAAAGAGGAATGGGTTTTAGGGGAGCGTAATATATATGTAACATTTCATTGCTTGTCATATCCTAAACAATACAGATATGGGTTTTTGAAATAAGAGGTGGCATGGCGTCTCAAACGCAAATGCCATGCCGCCTCTTATTTGTTTGTCTGTGTAAAGCTTATTTTAGAGCTTCGTGCCGTTGACAACCTTGTGGTACAAGTTGTCTCCCAGTATTCCGCTGAAGGCTCTGATTGCCCCACCCATGTAGTCGGCAATCGCCTCGCCCTCCAGCGAATCGTCCAAGCCTTCGGTCGCCAAGAACCTCATAACCTTGTCTTGGGCTTTGAGAAGTTCTTTGAGCATATTCAAGCACCGCTTGGTGATTGCCTCGCTGCTGACCGCCTCTATGTTCACTAAGATATTTCGGTTGTTCATGGTTGCGTCCTCCCGAAATTAAGCGAATTGCAAGGATTGTTCGTGCACGGGCGTGCTTGGCTGCTTCGACTTCGACTTCAGCTTGCTCGCATCCTTCACTGCCTGTCGCAGCTCACGCCTGAGCTTGGCAACCTCGGGCGATTTGTCGTTGTAGTTGTTGCGAGCAAGCGCAAGGATTAGCTCCTTGCCTTTTTGGTTCCAAACCAAGTAAGGACGTGCGCCAGTTGAAATCCCATCCTTTGATGGGTAAGAGAAAATTCTTGTCTTGGCGATGTGGAGAGGCAGATATGATGCTTTCACGTGCCACCGCTTGGAACGCTTGAAGATGATTCCGGCATCATTGAGCTTGGCGTTGAGGCTTCTTGCTGACATGTTCAGCTCCTTGGCAATCTCCGTGGTTATCATGTAACCATCTGAGTTGAGAACGTTGCCGTACCGTTCAACTTTCTGTTCTGCCGTCTTGACAGGCTTCTGCTGAATGTCATTGGTCTTGTCTTTCGGCTCAATCACGGCTTTCTTCTGCTTGGTGGTCGTTACCTTTGGTTCTTCCTTCGGCTTGCTGACGACGGCTTGCGTCTGCTTGGGCGTGTGCGCAATTCTTAGCTGCTTCTGCTCTTCAATCCAACGCTCGGCACGCTTGATGGGGTCTTCAATCTCATAAGAAGGTGTAGGCTGTGATGCTTGGGCGTTGGCATGCTTGCCTTCCTTGCGAATGCTCGGCAGAATCTTGTCAAACACCCAATCTTGGAACTCTTTGGAGGCAGGCCTGCGTGACGGGAAAATTACGCTGTAAAAGTCCTTCTCTTGGATAAAGAAGACATTGTGATTCCTTCCTATCGAATCCGTGACCCCAAGGGTATATGGGGCAAGTTCCAAGCGTGCCAGCACGTTGCTGATACTCAGCCCCAAGGCATCGCACACATCGTTTAAGCAGAAGAGCGGTTCGTCCTTCTCGTTCCGCATCGCGCGGAATCCCCCGAATACGGGGGAGTTAAAAATCTTTACGTCAGTCATTTGCAAGTATTTTTTTGACGTTAATATATTGTCGGGTTGATACAACAAAAAGAGTGTATCGCTACCCTTTGTCAAATGCCTACTTGCGGAAAGCACGTACACACCATTACGAATATGTACAAGGGCGCGATACACTTATATCGTGTTAACCTATAAAAGTTGCGAGCATAAAAAATGCCCTGCTTGCGCGGCAGAGCTTTTAGCTTCACCGCAAGTATTTATTTGACACCGCAAAATTATAAAATCTTCTGTGATGTACAAAATTTTTCTTGAGATATTTTTATACAAATCTTTAATTATTAGTATTTTATTAGTTTAGGCTTGCAAAACTAAAGGGAATATTAATTTTGCAAACCTGTTCACTCTGTTTAAAATTCTAATATATCGTATACATTTCTCGACTCTTTTAATCCCATTGCTTGCGAAGAATAATCTTCTTTACTTTAAACCCATTCTCTTCATAAATATTGGCAATTCTTGTCGCACCATATTCATCTGTAGCCAAAGGACCTTTTGTTTCTGTCACATTAAATATAGCCTTTTCTTTTGCTTTTTTATATTCAGAATCTGAAAGTTTTTTTATTTCTTTTTCGATAGAAGGTTTTGGAGAATATGCTTTGCCGGTAGCGTAAACTATCAAAGTTCCGTCTTTTTCATTAAAGGAAAAATCATCCAAATCGCCATATCTCATATAATGGACATTCCATCCTTTGTGTTCTTTATCGAAGGACTCATTAAATTTATCTCTTATTAATGAATTTACCTTTTCTATCGAAAGTCCATTCGATAAAGATTTATTTTCATTTGCCGTTGCGGTCATTATTTTCTGTGTTCTGCTTGCGCTCGCATTGTTTGCGCTTACTGTTCTTGTTGTTCCACTACCTTTTGCCATAGTCTTTCTGTTTTTTTACATTGCAAAGATAATAAAAATTATTCAGATAGCCTCTCGGTTATTAATAATATATTATGATTTAACATTTTACATCGAAAATTTGTCTCGCAGCCATTTCTCCACGGTTAGCTGGAAGTCTTGCAAGGAGCGGCAGACAAAATACTGGAAACCGAGCCTTTCAATATCGGCTTGGAACTTTCGTTGCAGTTCGCTTTGTCTGCCTTCCTTGGTTTTTACCTCCACAAACAACACGCTCCTGTCGGCTACTATAATGAGGTCGGAAAAACCAGCCAGCACGCCCTCACCTTTCATTATCTTCGCCTCCAGCGCATTTCGCCGCCCACCATTGGGTACGGCGGCTATAATGTACCGTGGGTATTGCAAGCGAAACCACGCCACCATCTGACGCTGTATCTGTGATTCTATATGTCGAGGCTTGTGGTTTGAGTCTCGTTTTATTAGCTTAAAAATGTCTTTTTCCATGGAGTTTTTTCAATAACGAGGGAATTCTATACACTCCCTCGTCAATATGCCTATCGCCACGTAATAGTATTAAGGGACTCAATATTCTTGTAGAATATGACGACATTCCTGTTGCTATACTTTCTACTTTTTGCCAAGGCGTTCCAAAGCGCATTAAGGCAGATGCCAAGCTGTCCCCTTGTGTATGCCTTGTATATATCGGGACAATTCCGGAAAGCCCTGGGGGGCTTATCCCTGAATTGCACCACGACAACACGCTTGGCTCTTGTCCGTCTTACATTGTTTGTCTTCATTGTTCACTTCCCTTTCCGCCTCCGTAATCGCAGCCTGTAGCATCTTGGCAATTGCGGAGGCGTTGGTTATAGAATACTCTCCTACCATGGTTATCAGCTTGACCTCAATAACCATGCCCGACTCTTGCAGTACCTTATACTGCGCAAGGAGACCTTTGAGGTAGCTTACGTTCATTACTGTATGATTATCAGTTGAGCGAGCACCGTACCAGCGAGTAACCTTACATGCCTCGAAGTCGAGCCGTAAGGCGTTACCTCACTCGTTAGCACATCATCATCGCAGTGTAGGCACACTCGTATCTCGCCACGTACAGACATTGGTACAACGTCCGTCCTCTCCAGCATGATACCGTTTTCTGCCTTAATGCCGAATAAGGCGTTGTCCACGGTCGGCAATACTATGGCACGAACACCATCTTTCAATGTTACGCCTGTCTTGATTACTACCCTGCCATCCTTCAACTCTACATCTTGTGGGCAAAGGATAAGGTATTCCCCAGGCCCTGTGGCTTTAATGCAAGCCGAGGGCACATCGCCTTCAAAAAAGATGTTTTCTGCTTGTAAATCAACGCCGAGATTCTCTGTGTTAATTGCTGAATGCAGCTCTGGTTCTGTATTTTTTCTTGGTCTTCCCATAATGCTAATCTTTTTGTTTTGTTATTTTTTCTCTTCTGTATGTTCGAACACGTCGATGATACGTGTTTTGGTCAGACTGACGACCTCGTAATCTATACACGTACCACCCATCACCGCGTCAATATTCTTCAATGCGCCGGCCATTGAACTGCCTTGTACAAGATAAATCGTATTGCTCCGTTTCTCCTTGCCTGTTTTCTCGGAGAAGGTGATAAACTGTACTTTCGCCTTATACCAATTATCCTCCTTGCTCGTTTCGGAAAAGAAAACCTCCTTATAAGGAGTTTGTGCTTCTGATTTTATCGTTAATTCACCACTGATGCAGGTAGCGATTTCGTTGATTACCACGCTTTCTGCTTCAGTAAAGCTCATTGCGTCAACTGCGTACTTCTCTGTGACGTTTTTTTGTGAGCCATTTTCTTGCGTCTGCGGATAGCTAATGCCGACCTCAAACCAAGTAGAAGTCTTTGTTCTCATGTGTGTTCAATAATCTAAAACAAACTTAAATCCCGCCTTGACAAGAAGCCTTATACTAAAAGGGCAAGTCATCTAAGTCGCTAACCTGTGCGAAAGGAGCGTCGCAATTGGATGCACCATTGCGGATTTCTATATTCATAGGCTTCATGCCTCCGAGTATAGGTTGTGCTTTCTTTTGCTCCTCACTCATCTGCTCACGCACTTCTTTTGGCAGCGATTGCTTAATCATATAAGGCTCGTCATATTTCGGGTTGCGTAATGCCCATGCCGATACATCGAGATAGGCCGACTTAGGCCGACTTTGCTCGTCCATGCCGATGAAGAGGTGGTTTTCTTCTACTGGGATAACCAGACAGCGAAGCACCTCGCCACGACCTTGAATTTGCATGATGCCAGCTCTACTGAGCTTCATCAGATTTAACTTGATGTTGTAATTTTCCATAATTGTCATTTTAAGGCAAGGAGGGTTGCCCCTTGCCGTGTTATTGATTAAAATATTTCTTGCTCTCTAAGGAAACGTACCATTGCCATGTTTTGAGGCATGATAATGTTTGTCTCTGCCGTCATTGGTTTGTACAGCTCGGTTGCGCTGTTATACAAGTCCCATGCGCTTATGCGCCCCTTCTCGTGTTGCGTTACCAACAAATTCTCCGTGAATCGGCAGATTTGCGCTTGATTAAGCGGATATACGCCACCTGTGTACTTTATTGCCTTGATGTTGGTATCGCAAGCAACACGCATACTCGTGAGCATGCCAATTATCATGTACAGTTGCTCTGCCGTCAGTATCGTCTCCTTCATCCTTTCAATAGTTTCTCGCTCGCTGATAACGATGTGTTCGGCATCGGTCAGCCAGCCTCCGACGGTTGCCATAATCCCTTTTAGGTCGGTCTTGTAGTTGTCACCGCTTGCATAATGGTTGTGAATTTTGTAATCTGCCACGAATTGCCCTTGCCCTAACATATTAAGGTTATGGCAAACCTTGACGTTTGTCCCGAACCCCACTTGGATGCCCTTCTGCGTGTAGGCGATAGCAAGACAGGTTGTAAGCTCGTCGTTGTCAAAGTTCGTGAGACGGACGTTGGCATACACTCTGCGAAGAGTATGCGCTTGCACCGCTCGTTGGCCGTATTTTGCTTCCAGCTCTGGATAAAGACTTACTCCTGGCGTTTGTTTATCCCTGTTGTTCGTGGCGAACAGGTCGTAGACATCGGCATTATAGCCGTGCTCGGCACACATATCTATGAGTCTCTGGATAAGGGCGAAGTGATAGATGCCATGCATGGGTGTGTTGTCATCACCACGATTCTCCCTGTTTGTCCTTGATAGTTGCCCAAGGGTAAGTCTCTGGCACTTTTGCTTGTTAAAGTCGAAAAATTGAACCTCGTTAACTGCTTTGATGGGTTCTGCTACGATTGTGGTTGCCTCTGAGCGTTGAGGCATGCTGCCGAATGTGTTTACTTTCATGTTGTGTATGTTTTGAGTGTGTTTTACTATCCAAGTACAGCGGATAACCATAAGATAATATAAGCCAGTGCCATGGAGAGGCTTCCTAATGAGAAAGTTAACAGAAACTCTTTTATGTCGTCGGTCTTTATTTTCATGTCACTATCTTATTTTATTAAACATTCTTTAACCTTAAACGGCTCTCTGAGCAAGACCTGAACCATATGGTTCCCAAGGACAAAACCTGCGGCCACGCCTCTGAACCTACTCTTGAAACTATTTGACCCTTTGGCATTTACACAGAAAGAATCCTCTGTGCAAAACTCCCTACTTGTGCCCGTATACCTATACTCTTCGCCTGTGGCTGTATTTATCAGTGTAATCATGCTTTTATTATTTATTATGCCGCAAAATTAATAATAACTTTTCAGATAGGCAAGCAAATTAAGGGAAAAATTTAAGATATTAATATTAAAACTAATAATTTAACGGTATTTAAGGTTGAATCTGAAATTTTCTTTTTAACTTTGCGACCATATAAGGAGCGCGTGATAAATATAGATTAGGCTGCCCAGAGGGGCTCTATATAAATGGACCAAACGGATAAGAAATACGCACTCGCTTATCCTGTTTGGTCCTTATCATTTAGAATATGATTCGGAATATAAGAAACAGCATAGCGATAAGGATGTTCAGAGACAGGGCGTTTCTGAAAGCCATTGCTTTCCTCATATTCTATCATGAGAAGACGAACCAGAATATATGCAAGGGCTTCACTTATGCTAAGTTGAGCTCAATCACAGGAGTACATCCGTTGACAATAAAGAAGAGGTTAGCCACCTTACAGGAGCGGGGGCTTGCTGAAATATGTAATGGGAGTCTTGTATTTAAGTCAATAACTTCAAAACATGGAAACAGAAACAAGAAGATACTTAATGCATTGTTACCATCCTTGGGTGACGTAGAAAAAGCATTGTGGGCTATATTAGTATGTATCTTGCAGGAGCGGAAGAATTTTATCCACCGTGCCATTCTTGACGCAAGGCATTCTCGTGATTACAAGACCGTGAAGAATGCTAAACAGATAATAAGGAAGTACGCAAGGGATAATGTATTCCACGAATATGGGATGTCTTACAGAACGATAGCCTCACGCTTGGGCATATCATTGAGGTCGGCATTTGATTATGTCAGAAATGCCCTAAAACATGGATACTTGTTGGTCAAGAACCATTTTTTGAAATTTTACAAGAAAGGGGTAAATTTCTACAAAGTCCCAGGTTTTACTTTTACGACCAAAAATTATTGCTTCAAGGTCTTAGCTAACACATATATAGTTAATGGATATTCCATGCCTATATATAGACTTGTGAATAAGACCTGCCACTCCCATGATAGTGTTCTCCCTTAAACATGGTGTATATAGATTATAAAAAGTATATTTCGCTCAAAAACAAAAAATGGTTTATGATTGACGAGAAAAATAAATGCAATAATGTTGAGCATCCGTCTCACTATGCTTGGCTGAAAGAACTATGCGGTGTTGAGCCTATCGATATCTGTCGACACTTTGACTTCGCCGTTGGCAACGCTTTGAAATACCTTATGCGGAAAGGCAAGGTCGATGGTGACAAGACGGAGAAGGAGAAGCGGATTGAAGACCTCAAAAAGGCCATATTCTATATCAAGGACGAGATTAGGATGTTGGAGAACTTAAAATAGCAAAATATGGCAGAACTAATTAAGATTTTAGAGTACTGCGGCAAACGTGCCGTCAATGCAAGAGAGTTACATCAGTTCTTGTGCAACAAAAGAGAGTTTGCTACTTGGATTAAGCAGCGTATTGAACAGTATGGGTTCGTTAAAAACCAAGACTATGAGGTTTTTGACAAAATTGTCAAAAACTCCCAAGGTGGAAGACCGACCATCGAATATGCTTTATCTATTGACATGGCAAAGGAGTTGTCAATGGTCGAAAACAACGAGAAAGGTCGCCTCGCTCGCAAGTATTTTATCGAATGTGAGAGAATTGCAAGAGAAGGAGCACTTGCCTCATATCAGATTGAAGACCCAATCAAGCGCGCCGAGCGGTGGATAGAAGAACAAAGAGAGAAGCAAGCTCTCGTAGCGAAAAACCAAGAATTGCAACCAAAGGCGCAATACTTCGATGAACTTGTGGAGCGTTCCCTGCTCACAGGCTTCCGTGATACAGCGAAGGAAATCGGACTGAAGCAAAGCGAGTTCATAAACCTGCTTATAGACAAAGGATATATCTATCGCACACCGAAAGGGGAACTGCGCCCGATTGCAAAGTATGCCAATGACCTCTTCGAATTAAAAGACTTCAAGAGTTTCCACAGTGACCATGCAGGAGTGCGGACTTGGATAACCGTCAAGGGCAAGAAAGTCTTTCAGCTATTATTTGGGAAGAAAAATGGTAAATGAAACCAAGTAAAGCTTTGATAAGGCAGATGCGCTGCGACCTACTATCTCATACGACCGAAGCGGAAAAAGCGGCAGCGAAGAATTGCATGTTACTTGGGTATGAGATTGTTCATCAACAACCCATCGTAACGGGAATGAAGCTGTACTTTGCCGATATCTATATTCCTGCATTAAAGACAATTCTTGAGCTTGATGGAGGTTACCACTACACCAAACCCCAAAAGCGCAAAGACAACAACCGTTCGGCCGGCATTTGGCGCATGGGCTATCACGTCGTTAGATTGAGTAACCACGATGCACGAGACATTAAAAAAGTAGAAGCAAAATTAAAACTCATAAAAAGAAAACTTTATGGCCAAAAATAGCGGAAACACCAGACGCAAGAATCCTTCAACATCGGTAAACGAACAAGAAGGATTGTCGCAAAGGCAATGGGACGCGATTGTAAGCGGTATAGCCAAATCAGGGGACATTGATTATGACCAATGGCAAGAGCTTGACCAAGAGCAGCAAGAACTTGCGCTTATGGAAGCAGGATTCACAGGAGCTATTTCTGATGATTTAGGTGATGCCACATTGTATTTGCCCGAAAGCAAAGACAATATGGTGGCTTGGTTTCAAGATGACCTCGTAAACGAAATGTGGGGGCACCAAATACAGGATATATCATGGACTGTTCTTTATAAAGACGGAAGCAAGAAATATCTTGATGAGACCTCTAATGATTTTGCGGATGCACATATTACCAACAATATGGTTAAACAAGCATATACAAATGCGAAAAGAGCCCTTAGACTTGGTAGCGTCGCGGCAATAATACGAACTGATGCTGAAGGACAGCCGACGTTTTATCTTGCAAAAGGCGGTGAGCAAAGAATGCGAGAATACGGTTTTGAGCTGTGGAAGAACGGACGTGGAGAAAAGAAACGGGATTATATACAAGACGACTGGATATAATAAGCTATGTATATTGGCAAATACAGGAATAAAGCACCATATCACACGCTGCGCCCAGACAAACGGCATTGGACGCGCAAGCAGCACGGTAATTCGTGGAAGCAGAAGGTCGGCTACGACACGGAAGACGAGGCGTGGGAGTTTCTAAATCAGAACCCGAGATTGAAAGTATTGGGCGAGCACCCGTACCTCTGCGAAATTTGCAGCAAATGGCACATTGGAAGGAATCATTAAAACATACAATCAAATGGAAAGAGAGAAAATAGTAAACAAAAAGAAAATAATGGAGACAAAGGTATATTGTGTTTTTAACGCGCAAACTGACGAAGCTCGTCACATGAGCGACAAATCGCTTGCCGATAATTTGTTTAATAAAATAAATGTCGGCTATATATCCGAGATTAACAACGGCAAAGAGAAGATTCTTCGCAAGAAGTAATCCGTTGTGATTTGCTAAGAATTGCGTAATGACAACAAACGGAGGCGGCTTTGTGTTTATACACGGAGTCGCCTCTGTTTATACAATGTCAATAGATCGTATCTTGTTATTGAAATATATAAATAACTTTGAGGTGAAAAATATCATATAACATAAACGAGAATACTATGACAATAAAAGAAAGAGTGCTTGCTTCTTGCAAAACGTCATTCGCGAAGTACGGTTTGAAGAAGGACGAACTCAACAAGCTGGTAGACCAGATTATAGCAAGTCGCAGTCTAACAGATGAGTCAAAAGACGAGGACGTTACAAACGCCATTACAGCCGTTGAGCCGTATGTGGGCATGATGCAATCGGCGTTCAACCGTGCGGTAAGCGAGACAACGGAGAAGTACAAAGGCTATGTAAAGCCAACCGTACCACCAACAGGACCTCCTACCCCACCGACACCGCCGACACCTCCCACAACACCGCTTACTGCCGATGTCGTGACCAAGATGATTGCCGAAGCAAAGGCTGAACAGCAGAAGGCCATCAACGATGCAGTAACGGCAGCTCTTGCACCTTACAAGGAACGAGAGGAGAAAACACGGCTCTCCGCATTGCTGCAAGGCAACGAGAAACTGAAAGACATCCCCGAAGTATTCCGCTCGCGTTACACGCTCGATAAAGAGGAGAACCTTAACAGTGTCGTGGAGCAGATAAGCAATGATTATACCGCTTTGAAGCAGTCGCTTGTCGCAAGCGGTACGTTTGTGACAGCCCCGACAAAAAGCACTCCTCAGAACGAGCAAGATGATTTCGTCAAGCGTATGGAGGGATATGCCGAGCGCAACGCTCCAAAGCCCGAAGGCGCGGCGGCAAAGTAATAAACAAAAGTAATGACTATCAAAAATCAGTAAAGTATGGCTTATAAAGGAATGTACCTCAAAAAGACCGTGCCGACCGACATTAAGGAGGGTTCCTGGTGGGAAGAGCAGTGCATCGTCAGACAGGGTGGCTATGACCTTGACCAGAGCAATCTGCCAGATAGCTTGAAGTGGCTTCCCAAAGGTACTGTTGTAAAACTCGGTACTGGCGGCAAGGCCATTGTGGTAAAGACTGCAAAGGTTACGGAGAAAGCATCAAGTACCACAAAGACCGTAAAACTCGCAGCAGGCTCACTCTACAAAGAGGGTGACACTATCGGTGGCAAGAAAATCGCATCAATCGCAAGAACTGCAACATTCGACACCGTTACTCTCTCGACAGCTCTCGACGCGGACATTGAGGCAAATACCGTCATTTCCGACTTCGATGCAAGCAAAGACGTTATCCTCGGCTTTACTTACGCCACAAAGGAACTCGACAAGGACGCATCGCAGCAGGTTGAGCCGACACTCCGCGTTATGGAAGTCGAAGAGGCTTCACTCCCATATCCTATTAATAAAGAGATTAAGGCAGGACTTAATGCTAATGGCATCGCCTTGTTCAAGGTTCAGTAAACACAAACAATAATATTAATATAGAAAAGGTATGAACAACATATTGAAGCAGTTGTTAGACCCGAAGTCTTTTCAGACCTATATTGACGAGAATATGAAGACCTCGACTTATAAGGCTCTGTGGAAAGACGAGATTAAGCAGGTGGACTATTGCGCTGCAAAAGTCTATCAAGCAAATCTCGCCGAATACACAGCAGCAATGGTGGGTTCTGTTATCGCCAAGAACGCTGAGAAGCCTGTACATCACATGCCAGATTTCGGTCAATTGACAGGTTCAATAGGCCGTTATGGCGATGAGTGGGAGCTTGACAACGACTATCTCGACCAGATGCATCAGCTTGAAGGTCGCTACCGTGACTTACAAGGTCGCAACTATACACAGGCGCAACTCAACGCGCAGTACGACAAGCTCATTGAGTTCTCTTTCCGCCCGTTTGAGCGTGCCGTTATCGCACCGCACAAGCGCATAGATATGCTCTACTACGAGGGTCTTTACAAAGGCACTCAGACCGTTTCGCGCAGCAACAATGCCAAGGCCAATGTATCCTACACTTTCGACCTCGGTATCAAGCAGCTCGCGGTAACCACCAACTGGGGCGAGGATAACTCTACCCCTATCGCTGATATTAAGAAGCTCAAGGAGGAAACGAAAAAGCATGGCCGCAAGATTCTAAAACTTCGTATGTCCGAAAACACATTTTACAAGATGTGCAAGGCAAAGGAGATTAAGGACACGTTCAAGCTCAACCTTGGCACTGTACAGGTAAACCCTGCCGTGCCAATGCTTACGGTTGACCAAGTGAACACCTATCTGCGTTCTACGCTGCTTCCGACAATACAAATTGATGAAGACCAGTTCGTTACTCTCCCAGACGGTACGAATGCCAACCTTATCGCCGATGACCGCGTTGTTGCACAGTGTGCTGATAATGTTGCCATTATCAAGATTTCCGACCCCCTGGAGTTGGTAGACCCGATTCCTAATGTGTCGTATTCTACGCATGACGATAACCTTGTGGGCTACTGGCGCGATAAGACCGGCTATCACATCAACTACGACATGTGGGCACAGCCTGTATTTAATGGTCTTAACGACCTCTTTATTCTCAAGACCACCAATGATTAGAGCGGAGACTTGAGAGTATAAATAAATATGTTCGCATAATATAATGAGGGAAGCATGACAATCTTAGAGGCTATAGCAAGCGAAATTCAACCATTTTCCACTTCCGATGAAGCCTTGGAAAAAATGTTCATTGACGCTGCGGCAAGGTTTGACGTGAAAGCTTCCGTTGATGGAGAATATTCTGTCGAATTAAAGAAGCCTGTTGCCTATGCTGCAATGCGACTGCTCTATAAGATGCGAGTACTGTCAAGTGAGAACGTTGGCGGCATCTCACAGTCTTATAAGGAGAAGCAAACGCTGATTGATGGCATGGTTAAGTCAATTGCTAAAGACGCTGGGTTGGATGCGGACCTCGTTATGGATAATGATTCGGATGATTACGGTTTTACGGCTCTAAAGGTTTGGTAAGATGAACTTCGAGGATTCGTTGAAAGTATGTGCGAAGGTCTTTAATCCTGGCTATCTTGAAATCGGTGGTAGGTGCTACTACATGAACGATGATGGCTCTATTAATTTCGATGATAACGAGAACGAACCACATGATACAATTGATGAAAATGGAGATTCATTACAACCTGTCGGTATTAGGTACATAAATTTTGGTAAATGTATCTTGTTGCCAAATTCAAGGGCGAACTTTATCACTTTACTCGATGGTCAAAGATATGTCTATTCATACGAGGTTATCGCACCTCTTAACAAGAAGCGTTACCGTTTGCTTCCTAAAGAGGGAGACAAGGTGTGGATAGCCAAAAAAGATGGGACGATAGACCGAGAGATGGAAGTCAAAGGTTTTGTGACATTGAAAAGCCGATACCTAAAATTGTGGTTATAGCAGCAGCATGGCTAATGTTGAGATAAAGTTAAAAGGACGTGAAGCGTTACAGGGAAGACTCAAAGAGAAAAGGAATAAGCTAATATCTTATCTTAATATACGGCTATTGCATCTTGCCGAAGATGCCGTTGTATATTCAAAGGATAATAAAGGCTATAAAGATAGGACTGGGAATCTAAAAAATTCCATTTCTTTTGCCTTATATCTTGACGGGGAACTTATTACTTCGCAAGAAGGACAGCTTCCGAAACCCGAAGCTACAGAAGAAGGACAGCAGGGAGTAAGTAATGCGCTTGCCGAATATGCACAAAAGGAAGGCGTTGTCGCACCAAAAGGTTACTCGCTTGTTATTGTCGCAGGAATGCGATACGGTAAGTATGTCGAGGAGAACCATAGCTATAATGTACTGCAATTGACGAAGCATTACCTGAGAGAGGAAATGAAGGGAATATTTGAAGAGGTAATTAACACGATTAATTCTGATGGTTAACCATGATATTAGGAGATGATGTACTAACGGCTTTGTATAAATTCCTTGTTGCAAAGAATAAGGAAATAGGGTTGGGAAAAGGAAGGCTTTACAAATATGAAGTGCCAGAGGATTTTCCAACTGGAGATTACATAGTTATTAATCATCTTCCATTCGTGTATGACGAAGCTGTGAGCGAGGGTGTTATCAACGTGAACATACATTGCCCTAAGACCGCTCAAAATTTGCCGAATACGGCAAAATTAAAAAGTTATACGCATAATATTATGGGGCTGTTGAATGATGGAGAAATCTATCTTGGAGGGTGTTACTTCGACCTTTACGCAGTTTCAAGACCGACTAAAGATAACGATGATACTTATTACGTGAACATGAAATTTAATGTAACATACAATAACTTAAAGGAATAAATTATGGCTAAAAATGGTGTATTCGGCATTAAAAGCTTCTCTTTTGCCGACTGTGCGGCTAACGGTGGCTATCCAGCATCTTTTACTAATAGTATAAAGGCTATTGTGACAGGAAGCTTGACGTTTAACGACCAAGCGGCACAGACTTCAGATGTTGAGATTGAGGATTCGGAAGACCCATACGTTGTGCTTACGTCAAGCGCAGCGACAAAAGGCTTTACGATACAGACCTATGACCTTTCCAAGGAGAATTTCGAGAGCCTTCTTGGATATACGGCAGATGAGAGCAAGTGGGAGAATGAAGCTCCAACGGAGAATGAATGTTATAAAGCTATTCAGATAGTGACAAAGGACTTGGACGACATCCCATCTAAGACGTTCCAATGGTCGAAGATGAAGCTCACTATCACCCGTAGCGGTTCCATAGGCAAATCTGGGCTTCCGAACCTTAACATAGAATGCCGCCAGATGGCAGTTTTCGATTCAAAAGGCGATAAGGTGAGCGGCCATCGCTGGGCTCTTACTTCCGACATCAAACAGGATTAAGAAAATGTAATCCAATTAATAATCGCAACGGCGGTGAGGCAACAGGTGTTTTCCTAAGCCGCACCGCCGTTTTTTATTTATAAAGATGAAGACAGAGGATAAAGAAAAAGTAGCAAAAGCCCTATGCGAAGCGGCTATCCACATAAAAGTGGGGAGATTATCATTCAAGGTGAAACCTCTTACTTTAATGCAGATATACGAGATGGGCGTTTTCGCAAATGATATGCCAAAACCATCATGGCATGGCGGTGATAAAATTAATATCATTCAGAAGATGTTTGAGCGTAATGAAGACGCACGCCTGATGTGTGAGATATTCATTGTCTGTGCTTTTCGGAAGAAAAAATGGCGTTGGCTGTGGGGTAAGTATATCCGCAAGCATTTAGATATTATCGCTTTCAACGAGTTGATTAAGTTTATCAGTGGCTCGTTTAATGCAAATTTTTTCTTAACCTCTATCACTTTCCTGACCCAGACAAAAATAATGACGGAGCCGAAAACGACTCCCCTTGGGCAACAATCGGAGGAGTGATGAAATATTTTCGTATGAGTTACGAGGAGGTCGTATTTAATCGCTCATACCTAACGATAATGTTACTTAACCGCTCCATTCCATCTTTCAAAGTGGATGAAAAAGAAGCGACCAGCGGAAGTGGTAAAAATGGAGATAACGGGCTCAGAATAGCTCAAAAGAAATATCATAGAGTTGACAAGGCTATTCATGCTAATGACTTCTTTATGGATATGATGTAAGAAAAAATAAAAGATAGCAATATGGCAGCAGAAGAGATACTTGGCATCAGCGGACAGATGGACATATCCGACATACAAGCCTCACTTGACAAACTTTGCGATGGGCTGAATCGTGTTGGCGTAGATACGGATGCCTTGTCACAGCGGATGACAAAGGCTTTGAATGACATTGCCCAATCAGACGGTGACCTCGCCTCAAAGACGCAACAGGCAATGAACGTGTTGAAGTCGGTGATGGACGAGGCAACGAAAGGAATGCGGCAAGTGCCCGAGATGATAGACACAGCCAACAAGAAAGTCGAGACGATTGAGGGCACTATCGGGAAGCTTAATGATGAGTTGGCCAAGACTGATAAAACATCAAATGCTTTTTCGTCAATAACGAAGCAGTTAGAGGCACAGAAACAGTCCTTGCAACTCGCAAAGGAGGATGTCACGGACTTGACCAACTCTTATGCCAATGTAAAGACCGTATTAGCGGAAGTTGGCGGAGCCTATGAAGCGTTGAACGCCTTTTCCACGACAAGCTCAACGGCAAACGGAGCGCAGACCGTTACCAACGTAGCGGTTGGCGCAAGTGCTACCGCAGCGGCGACGGCGACAACAGCCGAGGCCGCGGCACATACAGCCAATGCCGCGGCAGCACTTGGCAACGCAGATGCCGAGAGCCAAAACGCACAGGCCACGCAACAGTTAACAGCCGCCTTGCAAGAGTATATGTCGGTAGCTTCTGGTCGTGCCGAGGTTGAGCGAATGCAGTCAGAAAGCGCAAAGGAGCTGAAGTCGGACATGAAGATGTACGAGGAGACCATCAATGATATTCAGACCACACTCGCCACTTCTGACTTTGGCGGCAAGATAGAGGATGCCACAAAACGAATCGAATATCAGAAGCACATAATTGAGCAATACAAGGAAGCTCTATCAAACCTTTCCGAGGAGGGGAAAAGCAGTGGCACGGCGACTTACTATAACGAGAATGTCGAAGTCGCAAAAAAGAAAATAGAAGAACTACAAGCCAAGATTAACGAATGGCAGCACGAACAGCAACGGCTCAACAATGACTTGCAAGAGTATAACACGTTGCTTGACGCAGCCAAGAAAATACAGGCAGGGGAGAACCTTACAAGCGGTTTCAAGAAAGCCACCGAGGAGGCGAAGAACACAGCCAAGGGAACCGAGAATATCGGCAAGGAGGCCGAAAAGGCTTCAAAAAAAGTTGGAGGCATATTCTCTAAACTGAAAGACGCGCTTGGTGGTGCGCTTAAAGGCGATTTTACTGGCATTTTCTCAATATTAGGCAAACTTGGAGCTTGGGGTGCCGCACTTGGCGCAATCGGCAAAGGTCTATACGATTTAACTGTTCGTGCTGAAGAGTTCCGTAACGCCTTACAACCTCTTTCGCATTATCTTGACGAGAGCAATTTGCAAGCGGTAAGGCAGAATATTCTTGCGTTATCAGATGAAACAGCAAAGTCAGTATCGGATATGGCTGCTGCTGCAACGCAGTTTGCGAAGGTTTGGGAAGGGTTAAGAGATTCACCAGAAGCTCTAACTACTATGATAAAGAGTTCTAACGAATTTGGCGCATTGACTGGGAAAACATCAGAAGAAGGCGCAAAGTATCTTTCCAACCTCGCTTCAGAGTATCACATGACAGCACAGGAAGCTACTGAGGCTTCGGCTATGATTGCGACGGCGGCACATAACTCAACAAGTAACTTTGGCGAGATGGCTGATGCTATAGCAAGCGCGGGGTCAACGGCTGCTCTGTATGGTGTTTCATTCAAGGATATGACAACGCTCATAGGGTATTCGAGTAATCAGTTCGGTGGTGCTCAAAAGGCAGCGTCTAAGTTCTCTATGCTCCTTATGAGTATGAGTAAGATGCAGGATAAGTATAATCCTTCCGTAGTCGGAATGGTTAAAGCTTTGCAAAATCTGAAAACTGCTTATGATAATGGAGAACATGTTGAGAATAACTTTATGGCTCGACAGCGTAGCGCAGCCTTATATTTCATCAAAAATGCTGATGCTATTGCTAAATATAGTAAAGGCATAGGAAATAATGCCGCCAAGCAAGAGTTACTAAATGATATAAATGCTCGTGCGTCAGTTAATGTTGCAAAGCTACAAAATGCATGGAACGGATTTCTTACCTCAATTAATGCGAATATTTCTCCTGTCTTATCAAAAATGCTAAACTTTTTCGCTCGAATGATAGGCGGAGCGCAAAGAACGGCGTTACAATTAAAATATCTTAATGAATTTAATAAGATTCACCCTAAATGGGAAGGAGCTGGAGATGTTGGAATAGCAACGCCTATGGGTTCAATAGGTTCTTCTGCTTCTAAAAATGATTTTATTCCAAAATTTGACGCGCAAACCAAAAAGCTGAATAATCTTTATAAACAGTATTATTTTTTTGTGTCAAGAAAATGGAAGAACGCAAGTGCTACTGCGCTATCAAATGCTGCTGGTAATGCAATGGTCTCTTATTTTGAAAGACATAGAGATAAATTTTCAGAGTATAATCCAAAATTATTCAATGACTGGCTAAGAGAATCACGGAAAAGTTCCATGGCTCTTAATCAATTACCGAGCAAAGCTAATATTAATCTCGGTGGTAATAGCTATGTTCCAAAACCAAAGAAGGATAAGACCGTCGAACAACAGAGAAACTACCGAGAGTTGCAAGCCGAACAGCAAGCGAAACAACTTGCCGATGATAAGAAGATTGAATGGGAGTTATATATCGCTCAGCAAGAGGAAGGCATTGCTAAAGAACATGATGCTAACGAGAAGGAATTGAAGCAGAGAAAGCTCGACTTCGAGAAGAAGAAGCATCAAATCGAGGAGGAAGCTGAAAGTTTGCGACAGAAGAATGTTCAAATCGCAAAGTCTGACTATGACAAGAACCCTGCAAATAAGAAGAAAGAAGGATTTTATGCAAGCGGACTTGATAAGGGCGTGAAGCTGACAGATGAGCAACAACAGCTCATTGATGCAAAGATGAGCACGTTGAATGCCCAGGAAGAAGAGGAAGAGAGGAAACGTCTTAATTCCAACTTGCAATCGTATCGTGAATATCTGAAAGAGTATGGAAGCTTACAAGATAAAAGGCTGGCCATCGTTGAAGAATATAATAAGAAGATAAATGAAGCAAATGCCCAAGGCAATGTATCAGAATCAGCAAGGTTAAAGGAAGAACTTAACAAGCAAATTAAGGAACTAAATTTCTCCGATTTCAAGGATTCGTTAAATTGGGATGCTATTTTTTCCGACATGAGCCGCCTAAGCGTGTCTTATCTCGAAGGTTTGAGAAAGAAGCTTAAAGAACTTCTTGGCTCTGGTACGCTTAGCGTGAATGACATGAAAGCGGTATCGGAACAGATAACTAAGATAGACGATGCCGTATCTAAGCAAAAAGACCAATGGGGGCTTGCTAACGATAAGGTTCGAGAACACAAGAGACTTCTTGAAGAGGTTGCCGACGCACAAAATGAATTGCAGAATGCTCAGACAGACCTTGCCGCTGCGCAAGTTGGAGTGACAGATAAGAAGATGCAGATACAATCCATCTTAGCCACGGCTGGCATATCGGTTGGTGTCGGGGATATTACTTATCAATCAAAGGATAAACTACTTGATAATGACAGTATCAAGAAAAGTTCGTCACGCACGGAAACCTTGAGGAAATTGTTTGATGAGTTGGCAATATCGGAAACGAAAGTGGCAAAAGCCACGGAAAACGTAGTCAAGGCTCAATCAAAGGTAACGCTAAAGGAAGAACAGTCAAAATGGGGCGCGGATGATGTAGCGAATACGGTTGGTAACGCATTGGGTAAAGTGCTGGATAAGCTGAAAGACTTGCCAGAGCTTGTAAGTGTTATAGGATTGGGTAACACTGGTTTCGGGAGGGCCGTGAATAATGGCATGAGTGCCTTGGGCAGTGCGAAAAGCGCAGCCGAAAGCTTTGCGTCTGGCAATTATATAGGAGCAGCCATCAATGGCATAAAGGCTATTAGCTCTTTGGGTAAGGTTTTCGGTATTGGAACGGGTAACGCAGCGGAAGTCGCAAAGACAACGCAGAAGTTAACCGAATCAAACGAGCGTTTGCAATATTCAATAGAACAATTAAAGAGTTCTATTGACAAATCCTCTGGGATGAACGCAGTAAGCAATTACGACAAGGCTTACGAGGCGCAGAAGCAGATTAACAAGCAAAGTATGGAAATATTGCAAGCTCAAATGGGTTATCATAGCGCGCACCATTCTAATGCTTATTATTGGAATCTGTCAGCGCAAGACTATGCGGCAATCAATCGCACATTGACACAGCAATCAGCGGTCAGAGGTGGTTATGTTAATTCTACGATAAACAAGGTAAGTTCCTTGGAGGATATTTATAAGCTTACCCCAGAGCAGATGAAGGATATTCGCACATACAACCAAGATGTATGGAAGAATATGACCGACCAAGGCAAGTATGATAAAACATCCTATTGGGAGAATTATACGGAACTTGCAGGTAAACTTGAAGAGTTAACGGAGCAAATTAACCAAAATCTGACCCAGACAAGTTTTGACTCGATGAAACAAGATTTTATCAGTAATCTTATGGACATGAGCAAGACGGCACAAGATTTTGCCAACGATTTTACTTCTATGCTCAATAAATCCATGTTAAATTTTGCTGTAAGTGACCTCATGGATAAGAAGCTGAAGCCTCTTTATGAGAAGTGGGCAACAAAGATGAAGCAAGGGCAATTATCAGACGACGACCTTGTAGAGTTAAAGAAAGAATACGATGATATTGCTGACGAGGGGATAAAGATAAGGGATAATATTGCGAATATAACAGGCTACAAAGACGCACAATCTCAACAAACCGCAACCGGTAAAGCAATAGAGGCTATCACTACTGACCAAGCAAGTACTCTAATCGGGATTGGCTATGCCGTACAGATAGCCGTCGAGCAAGGTAACGAAACACGAAAGGCTATCAGCATCGATGTGTCTTCGTTGCGGACTTTCGCAGAACAAACTGCTAATAATGTTTCGGAAATGCGAGATATACAATATCAAGGGTTAGAGCAATTGGAGGCTATCAATAAGAATACGGCACCAATTGTTTTTATTCGTGAGGATATATCAAATATGTACAAATTAATGAAAGAAAGGTATTAAACTTATGAAGAATCAAGCGTTTATAAAGTTAATTGATGAAGCAGACACGACATACGTTGACCTTGATACTTACGGAATTACACTTGTGAGGGGTTGGCGAGAAGCCTTGCTGACCCCTGCATCGGTGAAGAGTTATGTAACCAACGATAGCCGTCTTGAACACGGAGAAGCTATCGTTGCATCGGCTAAGTATGCGAAGAAGACAAAGCGTGATGTAAGCATATCTTTCTTCTTGGAAGGCTCGTCGGAAGAAGATTACTTGTCTAAGTATGAGGCCTTTCTTAATAAGATTGCTTATTCTGGGCAGTTTTGCTTGAAAGTTCCTCGCTTAAAACGAGTTTTCAAACTTGTTTATTCGCAATGTTCACAATTTGGCGATTACGGTTTGAAAAAAGGTAAATTTACAATCAAATTCACGGAATCAAACCCAAATGATAGAATTAAGTTATGATTGATATATATGATATAGAAGGTAATGTGCTGATGCGAGCAGAAATAACCAGCTCTGCCAAGCGAGAGGAAGAATTGTCCAAATCGGATTATATCTCACTCTCTTGGAATAGTACCGAGAAGGTTGTCTTGCCTGTTGGCGCATACATCAATCATACTTATAAGATAGACAAAGTAAGAGAAGTTACTCGTCGATTCCTTCTCTTAGAGGAGTATGAACCAACCCAAACGGATGAAATGTCTTGGAAATACACGCCAGAGTTTCAGCATCCGAAGATGGTGCTCTCCAAAGTTCCTTTCTATATCCGCACAAGGAACTCACAAAACGAGGAGGTAAAGCAGCATATATGGTCGTTTGTCGGCACAATGGCAACAATTGCAGATAAGTTAAAGGATTTCTTGAACCATGAAATTGCTATTGGAAATGCTGGATGGACTGTACATTATGATGAAACAAACTCAAACACGATAAATGTGTCGTTTAACGATAATGACTTTATCTCGGCTCTTTCTGCCATTGCCAATGCCATAGGGGATAACTGCGAGTGGCATATAGACTATGATAATGAGGTTATCCATCTTGGCAAAGTTTCAGATGATAATGGTGATGTCGTGTTGAAAGTCGGCGAGAATGTTGGTGTTCCATCTATTAGTAACAGTAAAGAGAGCTATTATAATTCCTTTGCCGTTTTCGGTGGTTCTCGCAATATCACGCAATTAAACAATAAGGGCGAGAATATTTCATCATCGGATATTCGCTTGCAGCTTTCTAAAGGAAGCGGAACTTTCAATGTTGATGGTAAAGATGTAGCATATACGATTGATGAGTTCTCAACCATAGATATTCGCAATAGCAAAAGTGAGCCTCAGTTTACTAAGGTGCTTGACTTTTCTCACATTTTCCCTTCACTCAATACCTATGTGTATAATGTGCGTGGGCGTGAAAAGTATGTACTTGATAACGATACGAAAGAAAAGATCCCTCTTACCTATAATACTGACGGTTCGGTAGCTACATACAAGACGTTTACGGTATGGTATATGCGTTTAGCATACCCGACAACAGAGAAAGTGGCAGATAAGGAACTCATCAATACAACTATTGATGATGGTGTTACTCATTATTGGTATGATTTTGAGATTACCGATAATTTGCTTATCAACGGTAAGAATATCGGATGCTCATTTGAAGCGAACTTTAATAAAGATGCTCTTTCCACTCCGCTTGCAGGCCGTGGCTCTAATGGTAATTATGTCGGATTTGAGCTTACTTATCACAAGGAAGCCTCTTCTTCTCATTCCTCGGATGATGTGAGCGGCAATGATTTCTCTGTGCTTGCTGGTGATTATGAAATCGTTTACCAAGAAGATAACGGTCTTATTATACCAACAAATGCAGTGGAAATGATTGTGCCTAAAGGGGAAGCATTGCCTTCTTTGAAGTGTAACATCACGGTACTCTATAATATTGTAATGGCTGATAGCATCTACATTAAAGATGCACAACAAAGGTTGTTTGACGCTGCAATAAAAGAGATACAAAGATTACGGTCAGACTTGAATAACTATACCATCAAATCTTATCCGCAAGTATTCGTCGAGCAAAATCCTTACCTGCAAATCGGACAGAAAGTAACCTATGATGATGGTAATGGCTATACGCTCAGCACTCGCGTCTTAAAGCTATCGACTAATATTGATTATAACTTTATACAGGAGATAACAGTAGGGAATCAAGCTATCAAGGGGACGATAACACAATTAAAAGATGATGTGCAAAGTATTATCGCAAGTGGAGAGAATGGTTCTGGCGGTAGCAGCTATACAGAGGCACAGTTAAGGAATCTGATTGCAAGATACGGAACGAGTTATTTCCTCTCTAAACAGTTTGACGACACGGCGCAGGGGTTGATAACGTTTGTCAAGGGATTAATCTCCGACATGCTCGCTAAGCTGAAAGGAGGGGCGACGTTCGGGACGCGCGGCTACAAGTTTGACGAGAAAGGCAACGTGGTGGTGGACGCGATAAGCTCGCTTGCCTTCGACGAGGCGTTGGAGAGGGGTTTCGGGTTGACCCATAATTCACAGGGCAAGTACACGCTGTCGGTCACTGACCTCATGGTATGGGGTAAGGCGGTGTTCAACTCGCTGGAGATAAGGAAGCTCTATGCCGTGGGGGGTAACGTGTACCTGAGCGGCGCGTCGAGCAAGTTGCAGCACGTGGTGCCAGTGGCTGACGCTGACGGCGAGGTGACTGGCTGGAAGTGCTACATCTTGGGCGACGACGGCACCACGGCGACGCAGAACGGATGGAGGAAGTATGACCAGGCGAAGTGCCAGACGTTTGACATTGAGGCCGGAACGCATGAGGGCGTGAGCAACACTTTCTACTGGCGACTGGTGGTTGACGTGTCCACGAAGAACGAGACGATAACGGAGACGCGGACGGAAACCTACGTGGATGATGACGGGGTGACGAAGACGCGCGAGGTGACCGTGGACTTGTATGACGGCAAGAAGTTCGGTTGGGTCATCCTCTCGAAGACGGATTGCGAGAGCGCGACAAACGATGCTCCGAAGGCAGGGGACACGATAGTGCTGGACGGTCACAGGATGTTCGCGAGCGGTGACGCTGAGGGACGTGACCAATACAACGACGAGAGCCGAACGAACGTGATGATGTTGGAGACAACGGGCACGGAGGATGGCACATTGCCGAGGATAGTGGCGTTGACGGGCATCGTGGACTACAGGCACTGGGACGGCGTGAACCATTACTCGAACACGGTGTTCACACTGTCGCCCAAGGAGGTGGTGTTCGTGTCGTCGTGCTTCAAGTTTATTGGCGCGAGCGGTGACCCGATAACGCTGGTGAACTTCCGTGGAAACTGGGCAAAGGACACGGAATACCGCTACTACGACCAAGTGAGCCACAACGATTCCATTTGGACTTGCATAGTGGAGAAAGGCAAGAAGACAACCGAGGAGCCGAGTGACACCTCTACATATTGGAGGAAGGAGATTAGCGGAGGAAAGGACGGAAAGGACGGAAAGAGCGCAAGACGTACGGCTGTTGTCAACTTGACGAGCGACAAAGGCACGGTGTTTAACGGCAGCTATAATAACGTATTGTTACGATGCAGTGTTGAGATAGACGGAAAGAGCATGGGCGGAAGAATACCGGGAGATAATTTCACATGGACAAGAGACGGATCTGGACAATTGTCGGATGGAGTCGGCCGTTTCTGCTTTACGAGCAGCTCCCACGCGCTCGACTTGTGGAAGTGCAGCGTGAAGATACCCAAACGGTTGTTGGAGCCTATCGAGCTGACGGCACTGAGGGCGGATGGAAACAGCCTCATATTCCACGCCTCGGAGGATATTTCCAAGATGACGTTATACCCTTGCTGGAAGAGGTATTATAAATTATATAGGCTTGGTGGAATCAACAGGAACGCGTGGGGATTCCACGACATGGTACATGACGGAGAGCATCACGACTCTACACCCCTCCCGTTCACATCTCTTGGCGACAACAACTATTCCGTGGATATGTCACAGCTCTTGAGCTTTGTGGAATCGCACAATATCGTGCTGCACAAGACAGCGAAGGTGACGACGGAAAAGACGGCACTGAGACACGGGAAACATACATACTGGCTGAAGCAAGGAGCCGACGGAAAATATCACGCCTGGGGACGCTATGGCGTGTGGCTCGCTGACAGCAACTACACACCGGTCAGCACTGTCGCAAAATGCAAAATATACGTGGAGACGGACAGTGACACGTCAACAACGGGGACTGCAAGCCTGTCCGTGTAGGCACAAAAAAAGGGCGGAGCGAAAGCCCTCTACCCACGTCGGCAAAGGTAGACAAAATAATTGATACACGCAAACAAAACAGAGAAAAAATGTCAGCGATTGTAAGAGAAACATCGGAATATGTGGAGATGAGCGACTCCATCACGCTGTGCATCGTGAAGGACGGCGCAGCTGGCACGTCGATAAATATGAAGACGGGTGTCAGCTCGCCGGACGCGCTTCCATCGTCAGGAGCCAGTGTCGGTGATTCTTACATCATCGACGGGCATCTGTGGACGTACACGGGTGGTACGGCAAGTGACGCAACGCATCATAATGGCTTTACGGACTGCGGAAAGGTGAGCGGCGAGGCAGGCAAGAACAACTATGTGCATGTGGCGTGGAGCAACAAGCAGAACCCCACGAAAGATGACATAGTGCTGAGCAATACAGACGGCAACGCTTATGCTTATATGGGCACGTGGGTCAGCGAGACCAAGGAGGACACGGCGGACGAAGCCGTCAATATGGCCAAGTGGGTGTACGTTAAGGGAGACAAAGGCGAAGACGGCTCGGCCTATGACATCTATCTCTCCGCGAGTGTGCTAAAGGGAGATAGCACGGGTAAGCTCAACGGCAATGACGCGGTGAGCGTAACGGCGAAGGTGGTGAAGATAACCGGCGGGACGGCAGTGCAGGTGACGGACAAGAGCGAGGCGTACTTTACCATCTCGAGGACGGATGACCGCGGTGACCTCATCGACTGGCCGTCGGGTAGTTTTACCGTCAAGACCTTCAACGCGTTCGGCCAGGGCGTGAAAACATGGAACTTCGCCCTGTACGTCGGCGGCACGTTCCTCAAGACCGTGATGCTTCCCGTGGTGCGTGACGGCAAGCAGGGCGCGGACGGCTCCGCGGCAACGGTGTATACCATCGAGGCGGTGGGCAACTACAACAACAACAGCGGGACGCTGGTGGACGCGAGCACCATCGGCGTGACGCTGACCGGCGATCTGAAGCTGTACAAGACCGTAGGCAACGAGAAGACGGAGGACTCCAAGCCTCCCCAGTGCTGGCGGCTGACAGTAGGCGGGAAAAACAAGGACGGCACGATAGTGTTCAGCAACACAGCTGGCAACAATATCGTCACCTACGAATATTACGATAAATACAATATAGACAGCAACGGCAATAGTACCGCGCCAGGGTCAGCCACGATTTCTGTGTACAGGGACAGCAGCATGAGTGAGCTGCTTGCCAGTCTCGTGATACCGATTACGCTCAATCCCGGCGCGATCGTTAACGTAAACGCCAAGTTAGGGACGATCGAGAGCACCACGGCGAGCATGAAGAACGACATGAACGGCATGCAGGGGACTATCGAGACCATCAAGCAAGGACAAGGGCAGATCTCGCTGAAGGTGCAGGACTTACAGAATGGCGGTGTGGACACGAGCAAGCCGCATACGAGTTCGCAGGTGGACTTCAGGACGCTGGACGCCGACAGCTTCTACCCGGTGATGATTCGGTTCAAGGATGATGGGGGCGTGCGGCATACCGTGGAGATAAACAGGCCGCTTGACGGAACCTACGGAAGCGATAAGGACTATATGACCCATGGAAATGGCTTCTCCTTCCGGCTGATATTCTCGGACATAGCTAATGGCTGGGGCACTAATGAAGACGGGCAGCTTCGCATTGAGAGCATATCACAACGTTGGACAGAACCTACTGACACGCCTATATGCCCGAAGATTGCACAGTATTATCCTTTCTCGTTCACGTTCGCGTGGCTTCGTGGCGGCTCGAAATACGACATTACTGTTGACTGTACGGATGCTTACATCAGCGGGATATGGCCTTACATGATGCAGGTGGCCTCCAACCCTTCGTGGGTGCCGGACGCTGTACGGCTTGCGCCTGACACATGGACAACCGCGCAGGTTAACGCACAAGGCGGTAACCCTTATAACTTGCTCAGGAAAGACAACGGCGGATACTATGCTGACGTGGACAACGAGTATTTATATCGCTTTGGGGAATTAGCGGCCGGGAACACGTTTGCCATTGTCGGGCAGCCGAAGGACAGCAAGGTGTGGTTCTTGGCTACGTGGCATATTACGAACGTCAGTGGGTCTAAAGTCTATGTGGACGTTTCTACATACGGGCTTTTGTGGCAAGCACAGAACCCGCTTGGAATCAGGATGGGCAAGTTAGGCTATATCAAGACCGGCGCGTCTTATCCGAAGTCAACATGGGACTCACAAAACGGGTTCGGCACCTCGGAGGACGTGGACAACACGGCCGTACATGCCGACTGGGCCGTGCAGAGAGCTATCCTCGTAATCGGAAAAGAGTCGAGCGCCACAAACGGCGTGTATCGTGACCGGGCCGTGCTGGAGGCCGTCCAATCATGCACGGAGGGCAGCAGCGTGTCTTTTTACAGTAATACTTACTTTGACGTGTCGCCATTGTACGGCACTGACGGCAGGACGAATGTGAAGCCGGACTTGCTGGCGACGGGCATTGACATCAAGAGCCATAAGATAGTGGCCACAGCGGATAACTTCATCGTGCGGAACAACAGCGGCACGCCGACATTCAGCATTGATGAGGATGGCAATATCGTCGGTTCGGGAGGCGCGTCATTCAATGGCCCCATGAAGGCCACGACGTTTACGCTTAACTCAACATATTTCTCCGTCATGGAGGATGGAACGATCACGGCCAGGGGCGGACAAATCAGTTTCTTCTATTTCGACGAAGAGGGTATGGCGAGCGGCGTGTCGTACGACTCTTCGCAAAATAAAGTGTTGCAAGGATTAGGATTGTCGTCGAACAATATCTCTGTGTCCGGCTACAGGGATCAAAAAATATCATCTGTCTTTTTAGGTAAAGGATTTATAGACTCCCGCTTTGCGGGCAAAGATCCGAAACATACAGTCTACCGTGTAGGACCTAATCCTTCAGCAAGCGACTTCTACAACTATATCAAGTTGGAGAAGTTGGGGAATGGTTCTGACTCTTTTGAGAACGACCCCGAACATGCCGCACTCGGCATAGAAACACAGGGAGATTTCTGTCTTGCGGCATTAGGGGGCCCGTCGCTATTCGCAGGCATGTGCTTCGCGTCGAACACGGGCGACAGCTTTACCGCAGACAAGAAGCATTGCTTCTATATGTGCAGCGGCGGCACATTCAACATGCCGAGCGACCCTCCCAACGGCATGTTGATTGTCGTAATACAGACAGGGAGCCGAAAAATTAATTTTGAAGGCAACGGAAATGGGTTCCAGAGTGGCACAAATTATAGCCAGAGCTGTAATTCCAATTCTGCGGGGCAATGGAACTTGTTTTATTACGATGGTGGGCGTTGGAATACGGTTTATATGAATGGTAGGCCATGGTAGAAAGATGCTTGGCAACGATATACGTAACGGAATAGACAATAACAACGATAACGATTAAAGGCAAAGAGATTATGAAAAAGGTTTACAATGTGTTTAAGGGTATTGGTGAGTGGCTGGCAAAGGCAGGGGCTGACAGGTACTTGCACTTATTGGCTGGCTTGGTGATAGCCTTCTTCACGGCCATGCTGATGCAGGGCGTGGCTGGCGAGGGACGCTGGACGTGCGCTGGCTTCGCCTTGATGGTGACAGTGGTGGTGGGCATCTTGAAGGAGGTCGCCGACCAGACCTATGAGGGTGAGAGCGACGCGCTGGACTGGGCTTTTATGTGCATTGGCGGCGTGATTGGTTGCGGGTTGTGGATGATGTAGACCCCTCCCTTAGAGTGAAGGACGAAGAGTGAAGAATACAGAATCGTGAGAACAAAAAGAACGATAACGACAATAACAAGTAAGGTATGACGATGGGCAGCTCGGTATTACAGACAAGTTTCTTGACGGGGAACAGCGTGCATACAGGGGTAAGAGCATTCGGCATGACGTTGTTCTCCTCGGAGATAACGCAGATGCTGGCGGACTCTAAGTGGATTTGGATAGCGATAGGCTTGTTATGTATGCTCGACTTCCGCTTCGGCTGCAAGGAGAGCAGGCTAAGGCGCGACAAGGCGTTAAAGCAAGGTGACAAGGTGCTGGCGGCGGTGTATAAGTTCCACCGCTCGCGGGCGTGGCGGCGTAGCCTGAACAAGTTTATCGACTATCTTATGCTCATGATGGTGGCTGAAGCGATAGGCGCTGGCTTTCTGCCGCTCGTGGGCATAAACTACATCTTCGGCGCGTGGGTCGGCGGCGTGATAGCCTGCCTGTGCGAGATAAGCTCCATAGGTGGCCACTTCCTCTACATACACAACGTGAGGATAGAGAAGCGCACCATCAAGGGGTATCTGATGGCTTTTGGCAAGGGTTTCGCCGTGGCGTTGGCAAGGCAGAAAGACCCTGCCATGGGCGAGGCCGTGGAGGAGGCTTTCGAGAAGGTGGGAAAGGAGAAGGAAAAGTGAGGATTTAGGCTTTTATAGACGAGATAGACTTAATAAAAAACACGACATGAAAAGGATAGTGAGAGGTAATGACTTCACCATGAGGATACCCGTGGCGAAGATAGTTGATGGCGAGAAGGTGGCGTTTCCGTTGCCGGGCTGTACCGACATCGTGGTGAGGTTGTGCTCGGCGTACAGGCGGCTGGAGCTGGCTCACACAATAGACGCGAAAGAGGACAACGTGATAGTGGCGAGGGTCGAGGGAGACCGGATACCTTTTGGCACTTACGCGCTGGAGGTGCGCGGAAAGATATTCGGCAATGACTGGCGAAGCAACGAGTATGAGCAGGTGGCTATCGTTGACAGGAACGCTGACGCCGACACGGAACTGGGCGAGACCGACGAGGGCGAGAACTCGGTGGAGATGGACACGGCCGTGGTGATACTGCCGCCTGACAGGGAGCTGGACGCGCTGGTGAAGGAGGCGGAGGCGCAGAATAAGGCGATGAGCGAACTGAGCGACGCAATAAAGGTGAGTGAAGAGGGAAGAGCAAAAAGTGAAGAACTAAGGGCGAAGAGCGAAGAGGCAAGGGTGACGGCTGAGCTTACACGCGCAAACAGTGAGGCGGAAAGAGTGCAAGCAGAACAGGTGCGCGAGTCAGCCGAGAACGCTCGCGTAGAGGCAGAAGCCGTCCGTGTGACGGCAGAGAGCGCAAGGGTTGACGCAGAAAACACAAGGGTGACGGCTGAGGGCGAAAGGGTGACGGCTGAGAACGCGAGAACTGAGGCGGAAGCGGCAAGGCAGGAAGCCGAGAAGACGCGCGCCACGGCGGAAGACACTCGCGCGAGAACGGAAGCGGAGCGTGAGGCCAACGAGCAGACGAGGGAAGCTAACGAACAGACGCGACAGGCCAACGAGGAAGCAAGGCAGACGGCGGAACAGAAACGAGAGGGCGACACGGCGACGGCGATAGCGAGCATGGATGAGCATCGCACGGCGTTTGACGATGCCGAGGCCGCAAGGGTGAGCAACGAGCAGGCACGGCAAGCTGACGAGACCGCGCGCAAGGAAGCCGAAAGCGAGCGAGAGGCGCAGGAGCGAACGAGAGTGCAGAGTGAGGAACGGAGAGCGAAGAGCGAAGAATCGAGAGTAAAGGGTGAAGAACTGAGGGTGGCGGCTGAGACCAAGCGAGAAGATGGCATGGCAGAGGCCATCGGCAAGGCCAATGCCGCGGCGGAGGTGGCCGTGACTGCCAACGAGCCGTTCGTGTGGGAGCCGTTCAAGGACTTGGAGCACTGGAACATCACGGCTATGGACTTGGCCACAGGCACGGTGACGCTGGACACGGAGGAACACGGCTTGGCCGTGGGTGACTTGGTGACCTTGGCGGTGAACATAACAGAGTGGAGCGGTATTTACAAAAATGGGCGGCAATGGGATTCGGCGCTGGGGGAGAAACGAATCGTGAATTTCCCTGTGACAGACCATAGTGCGATACCTGTTGTGGCGGTGACTGCGGTTAACGGTGCGGAGGTACAATGTGACAGACTGAAGAGGACGACTGATTACCAGGTGACACCGAGCGATTGGCAACTACAGCGAGCTGCGACAGGCTCCAAAATGGTAGACTTGCCCGACAGGTACATTGGTAAGCCGGTGACTATTACCATTGAATCTCAATACACCAACCACATAAGTGACTGGGCTCACTACAACTCAGAACTATTGCTCGTTGACTCCAAAGGCTCACCTGTTGCCTTTGGTCTCGGTGATGGTGTATGTGGAGTGCCCATATTCAAGACCGTATGCAGCATTAGAAGCGGCTACGTGTCCAGGGTTGACATTGGCAATCAGGTGTACAAGGAACATCTGTCGATTGGCCTGCCATATCAGGCGACCACTTGCGCCTCCAAAAACGGGCACTTTGACACAAGACAGGGAAAGGCGTTGCGCATAAGTAGGGTAATGGGACATTACGCGGCAAGGGTAATAGTGGAACCCTACAGAGAACTTACCGAACTGGGGGGGGTAAATAGCAAAGATTCAGAGAGGAAAAGACAGCTTGCCGAGCTGATGGAGAAACAGAAGCTGCAATTCGGCGTGGACTTGGTTGACAGCAACGAATACACCGTGCCGGAGACTGACATACAGATAACGAACTTCAATATTGTCGACTCAAAGACGACAACGACATTGCTTGCCGAATTGCAGTGCGCCTTCACACCGCAGGACGACCTGTATGTCGTGATAGGCGGGCAAACCAAGTTCGTGTTCGGGCAGAAGGGCGGCAGGCTGGTGATAACCTCCAAGGACGCGTTCGAGGGCGCGAACGAGTACACCGACCTTGAAGACATGGGAGCTGCCGCAGACGGAGAATATCATAGGTACAGGCTCTACGTGGACGGTGGTGACGAGGGCAAGGTGACGCTCGACGTGGACGGCGTGAGGGTCAAGGAGATGGATTACGTGACAGGGAATGTGATATCCAACATCGGCGTGGCATACGGCTGCATGGGGTTCCTCGGACAAAGCATAAGGTGGAACATGAGCTACCGTCCGCCCATGGGCGTGAAGCTGAAAGGCTTGCAGACCATAGTGACGGCTGACGCGAACAAGAGCAAGCTGGTGTCATTCGCGCCTTGCGCGGGAACAAATTGGCTGGCCTACTTCGACACGGCATGGTACCCGCAGATGAACGGCGCGAACTACTGTTCGTTCAAAAAATGGCCTTCATTGGCGAATGGTTACAACGTCCAATCGACCACTCACGTGCCGTGGCTGGGAGCCGTGCTGACACACGGCGACAGGGCTTGGGTTGGTTGCGCCGATGACAAGTGGGCGCAGGTGGCACCGTGACAGAAAAACAAAAAAAACGATTAACAAGAAAGACATGGAGAAATACACATTCAAGGGAAGAGATTACGATGTGGATGAGCTTAGCGCGAACTGCTGCACGCACGCGGTGATGATGGCTCATCCCGAATGGAACGACGAGGAGGCGAAAAAGGCCACGTTCCAAATTTATCACGAGTTTGGCGTAAAGTGGGTGATGTGGCCGTCGAGGGCGCAGGAGATAGAGAGCGTGAAGTCGAGATTGCGTGACGCATACGTGAGCGGCATGAGCGCGAGCGACATAGAGGGCAAGCGGAAGGAACTGGCTCGGCTTGAAGCCATGACGGATGAGGAGTGGGACAAAGAGCAGGAAGACTACCTGCTTAACGGCTACTCGGACGCCGAGCTGCTCTCACAGGCCAAGGACGCGAAGACGCGAGAGATAGAGGCTTATGACACGTCTACAAGCGTGAACGGTTTTAAGCTGAACGGCAACGATTTTTGGCTCGACAAGGCGACGAGGGTCGGGTTGATGAACTCGACGAAGATAACGAAAGCGGCTGGACAGGAGACGACCGACCTGTGGATGGACGACGTAAAACTGACGATACCCTGCGAGACGGTGATTAAGCTGCTGTCGGCGATTGAGATGTACGCATTAGAGTGCTTCAACACTACGGCGAGGCACAAGGCGGAGGTGCAGGAGCTGAAGACGGTGGAAGAGGTTGAGAAGTATGACATTAAGGAAGGCTACCCGAAGCAGCTGGAGATAAACCTTGACGGGCTGGATAGGTAATGACAACAACAATAACAACGACAAAAAACAGGAGGCAGGAAAGATGCTGGCGAGTGAATTAGTTAGCCTTTTCGGGAAAGGAAAGGAAAGGCAGATATTCGAGATAGTGAGAACCATGAATCCATTGATGGCGGAATATGGATTCGACACGGTGAGGAGATTGAGATACTTCTTGGCGCAGATTGGGCACGAGAGCGCGGGGTTGACGTACACGAAGGAGATAGCGTCGGGCAAGGCGTATGAGGGCAGGAAAGACCTCGGCAACGTGTATGCCGGTGACGGGGTGAGATTTAAGGGCCGTGGCTACTTGCAGATAACGGGCAGGAAGAACTACACGCTGCTGCAAGCGGACACGGGGATACAGTGCCTTGCGCGCCCGGAGCTGCTGGAGCGGCCGAAATACGCGATACTCTCGGCGCTGTGGTTTTGGAAACGGAACAACTTGAACATCTACGCGGACAAAGACGCTTATACGGCTCTCACCAAGCGTATCAACGGCGGCACGAACGGCATGGCCGACCGCTTGGCGTGGCTGAAGAAGGCGAACAGCTGCATATCGGAGGTGTAGAGAAACTGAACTTTTATAGACAAGATAGACATGAGCAAGAAAGAGAAAAACAATATTGTCGGGGTGATGGTGGCGGCGGTGTTCGCAGGATTCTGTCTTGGGGCTGGGTTGGCGAATCACTGCAACCATTTGCGTAACGACAAGGGGAAGGTGACCGTTGACACGGTGACGGTAAGGGACACGGTGCGAATTACGGAGCCCAGTGCGGCGGACAGCGTGGTGACAGGGGTGATACGGGTGCCGGTGGCACTCCCCACTGAGCCGACCGTTCCCAAAGCAGAGATAGAGGTCCTTGAGCCGGGCCGCCTGTCAGAGGTCATGGACGGACATACAGGCAACAAAGGTGGCTCAGAGGCGCAGGAAACGGGCAAAACTGCCCGGATGGACACGGTATGGGCCGTTGTGCCTCGGACGCAGAAGCGATACGAGGACAGCACGTACATGGCGTGGGTGAGCGGTTACGAGCCGAGGCTGGACAGCATTGAGGTGTATCAGAAGACGGTGGTCGTAACGAAGAGCGTAGAGGGGAGAGTGAAGAACAGGCGCTTCAACGTGGGGCTGACGGGTGGCTTCGGGTATGGGGTGTTCACGAGAAAGCCAGACGTGTGGGTGGGCGTGGGATGCACGTGGAGAATGTTTTAGTTATGATGGAAGAATCTCTTTTATAGACTAAGATAGACTTTATAAACTTAATAGACAAGATAGACGATTATGATGATTTCGATTATAGCTTTCGCGGTGCTGGCCGCGTATTTTGTGATTATGGCATGGAAATTCGGACTGCCCGAAATGGTGAGCGACACGTTCTATCAGCTTGAGGACTGGAGGAAGAATACGGGGTTCGTGTTCTCCATGGTGATGATGTGCAGCGCGCTCGCCATGCTGCCCGTGATGCTGGAGGCAGGCGGCGCGCAACCGCTGGCGTTCCTGGGCTGCGTGGGGCTCATGATAGTGGGTGTCGCACCTAACTACTGCGACAAGGACACTTACCCGGTACACAAGGGTGCCGCGATGGTGGCGGCCATTGGCTGCGTGGGCTGGGCGATGAGCGTGAACTGGTGGCCTACGGTGCTGGTGGCGTCCATGTATGCGGCTTATGTGGCCGTGGCGGAGGCATATAAGATACTGGATAATGTCTGGTACATGAGCAGGGGCAAGTCATACTTCCATAAGCTCTACTGGGCCGAGGTGGCAGGGTTCGCGGACGTGTGGCTGACGCTGTGGACGAAGTGAGGAAAGGAAAGAGCGAGGAAAGGAAAGGAAAGAAAAGCGAGGAAAGGAAAGAATAATGATGTAAAGTTGGATGCCCGTGAACATCCCACCGAGAGCTAAGCGACGCTGCGGTCAGTTAGAGGTAGAAATGGAAGCATCTGCCGTTCTTGGGGAAGATTCGCTTGCCGTTGCGAATAATGATAGGCATTTGGTAGGCCAAAGGTAAAAGAGATTGTTCGGGATAACGTATTTGATTTATTTTTGGTTTTCTTTTTGAGTGACAGGTTAATTAAACAGAAGAGGTGACGACCGTCGGGAGACGGCTGATTTCTCGAAGCCGTGGCAAACCGTGAGGGTCTGTCACGGTTTTGTTGTTTGGATAGAGTGAAAAAACAAGTAAAATATTTCGGGAAAAGTTTGTGGCATAGAAATATTTTCCGTATCTTTGTGGATATAAAGAACTCTCTTTTAGTGAATTAATGTGTAAAGGCTAAAGTTGTATAAGTAACAAGGGACTTGGACAGGTAGCATTCCTTCTTTCTGAAATATCTAATAATAATTCAGAGGAGCTACTTGCCAACGTGGTTAACGCGAGTGCTGTGACAGCACGGGAGACTGCGGTTTTGGTTCATATTGATTAGAAGGTTAAAGATTGTTATGATTTTAACGATTATGTAAATGTTTCTTGAGTTATGTGGTTAGAGAACCTGCGGATGCCGTTCTTGTCGTGACAGACAGGGCGGCATCCGTTTTTTTTGGCACTTTGAAGTGTTAAAGGTCGTTGAGAAAGGCGTGGTTATCAGAGAATTGCCTAACTTTGCGATTATCCATACTAACTATTTTTAAGCTTATGACAAAGGATGACGAGGACAACCTGCTAAGGTGGTTGCAAGACAAAGACGTCAGCGAGGTTATGTCGTTGCTGATGAAGCACGGCAACAGGTATTCAAGGAGAATTTTGAAATTTTTTAGGTGGTTTTGCAAGTGGGTGCCAATTACGCTTATGTGTTTCCACGCTTTTGGAATGTGGGATTTTAGTCAGCATCCAAGGGAAATGTTCATAACAAACAATGAGAATTTTCCCTGCTATTTATTCATCTACTTCATGATTTATATTCTGCCAATGGTTTTGATATTAGCAAGCAGGTTCTTCTTCCTGTGCTGGCGGTATCGTATTCCTTTCTTTTATTTCTTTGGTGTGAATGCGGCTCACATCGTTGAATGGAGTTGGTACACAACTAATGATATGATAGATTCCTGCTTTACCGTAATGATAGTGACGGCAATGTTTTATCTATATGGATTTGTAGATATGTTTATTAGCAGAACCAAGTTGGGACGTAAAATCTGTGCGTAATGGGAAAGATACTAAATTATAAGCTGCTCGGCACGGCTTTGAAGTCATTGAGTGATGCTTGCTTTAAGGCTGATGAGCAGCAGAAGAACGGAGAGAAAGTCACCGCTTGCGGAATGAGCGATGAGGACTTGGATAGATTGTGCGACATCATTCCCGACATGCTCAACCCGATGATGAGCACAGAGGAAGTCAAGGAGAAGCTTCACGTTTCTGATGCTACACTCAATCGTATGGTGGCGAGAGGAGACCTGCCCAATGGCGAGCACAAGAAGCGCGGGCACACGAGATATTGGAAGAAGTGGGACATATTGCACTACCTGCGGAGCAAGAGGAAATGAGGCAATGGTGCTCACCTCATAAATAATAAGGTGAGTATGTCTTTATTGATAAATTTTCTGATTTAATTTTTGGTGGATTAAAACAAGAATATTACCTTTGCAAGTATAATAATTTACCAAAATAATGAAATGGAGAACAGAATTAAAGAAGTCTTAAAGAAGAAAGGTGTCACGCAAAAGGAATTGTGTGCGAAGATTGGCATGTCTGAGGCTGGGCTTAGCAAGGCGATTAACGGGAGTGCCTCCAAGGTCACATTGGAGAAAGTGGCTGCGGCCTTATGCGTGAAATACGAAGACCTGACCGAAGATGGCGTGTTTTACGCCAAGTATTCGGCTGAGAAAACGCCTTTGAAGCTCGGCGAGATTGCGATACCTTGCTATGTGCTTAATAATGGGATGCGTGTCTTTTCGGGAAGAGGAATACAAAGGGCCATTGGGAACGAAAGCAAAAGCGGGCAATGGATAAGATCGTTTTGCAACCAAGATGGCCTTGCCCCGTATCTTCGTGCCGGGGAAAACAGCATAACTGACAGGCTGTTCAATCCCATTACTTTCAAACGTAATACGGCAGGAGGCTCGCAATCAATGACTTACGGCTATGAGGCTACTCTGCTGATTGACATTTGCTCTGCGATTATTGACGCGAGTCGTGCCGGCGTTTACGCAAACTACGTGTCGGAGTTTAATTGTGACACGATAATCAGGGCTGTCGCAAAGACTGGAATAATCGCACTTGTTGACGAGGTGACAGGCTATAACAAGGAGAAAGGGCGGGCCAAGGATGAACTGCAAAAATTTCTCGCCACGTTCATCAACCATGATGCGTGTGCCTGGATAAAGACTTTTAACGACCAGTTCTTTGAGGACATATACAGGATGCGCAACTGGACGTGGGCGCAAACCACTGCTCGCCCGGGGTTTGTCGGCAAGATTATCAACGACATCGTGTATGAGCGTCTTGCCCCTCTTGTGTATAACGAGATTAACAGGCTGAACCCCAAGAACGAGAAGGGTAACAGACGGTTCAAGAACCATCAGTTTCTCACGTCTGACATTGGCCGTCCGGCATTGGAGAGGCACCTTGCCATAATCCACTCATTTGTCGTCGCCTCAGATTACAACTGGCCTCGTTTCATGTATCTGCTCGACAAGGCTTTCCCAAAGCAATATCAACAGCTTGCGCTATTTGACGAATTTGAAATGAGGTGAATCCTTGTGCCATGTCAGCCTATCTCTCGCAAGGATAGGCTTTTTCTTTGCGAACAGAACCCTTCCTTTACGGTTCAGAGCGTCCGTGATAGCACCTACTGTCAGCTTGAACGTCTGGTGGACGTGTTAACCAAAAAGTTTTTTTTAACATGAGCCATACATCGTGTTAGTGAATTCCAGTTTTGTTAACATGATATTACCTTCTATCACCCTAACCTATTGACATTCAGCGAGAAATAAAATGTGTGAGCGAGTTATAAGGTGTTTGCGAAGTAAATTCTACCTTTGCGTGCGTAACGTTACAGAGAATGTTTAACTTCTAAAGACGAAAGATTATGTCAGAATCAAAGACTTACGTATTCGGTGAGAACGGAACGACTGGCACGGGCGGCGGCCTTAATGGAATATTGGCAATGCTCCCTGCGCTCATGCAAAGGCAGGGCATTGACCCAAGTCTGTTTGCCCTTTGCAACGGCAAGGGTAACGGTAACAGTTGGGGAGACGGCTTGTTTGCCATCTTGCTTCTCTTTATCCTCATGGGCAGGGGCAACTTCCTTGGCGGTGGCTTTGGCGGCGGCATGATGCCAAACGGGCAGGGCGGTGTCGTCCCGATGATTAACAACGATGCCAATACCGCTGTCATCATGCAAGCCGTGCAACGCAATGGCTACGACATCCAGACCTTGGCGACCGCCCTCAACACCACAAGCGACAACGTTATTGCCGCGGTGAACGGTTTGAGCAAGGAGATTTGCGGCGTTGGCAACCAACTCAACATGACAGCCAACCAAGTGCTCACGGCCATAATGCAAGGCAACAACGCCATTGCTACCCAGTTGGCGGAGTGCTGCTGCAAGACTAACAACTCCATCACGGCGATGGACGGCAACATCAAGCTGGCGATGTGCCAACAGACAGGTCAGCTCCAGAACGCCATCAACAACGTGGCGACGGGACAGGAACGTGGTTTCTCTTCCATTGCCTACGAGACGCAGAGGCAGACTTGCGACTTGCAGAACAGCATCAAGGACAGCACTCAACTGATTATCAACGGTCAGAGGCAAGCCGAGATGAGGGACATGCAGGACAAGATAGACCATCTTCGCGAGGAGAATGGCACTTATAAGAGTTCTGCCATGATGAGCCAGATTGTAGGCCAGTCGCTCGCGCCTATAAATCAAGTGCTTGCTGGCTTGCAGAACGAGGTGGCAGGCATAAAATGCAAGTTGCCAGAGACCGTGACAACGCCTTACCAACCCTTTACCGCAGTGCCTAACTGCGTTGCGGCTCAGATGGGCTTGTATGGCTTGAACGGCCTTAACGGAGCTGGCTTTTGGAACTAAACGACAAGGAGGACTGACTATGATATGGGGCTATCCATTTTCATGGGTCAACAGAAGAGGGTCGGCGGCGATAGGTTCAACAGCCGTGACGGTAAGGACGGATGCCGTGGTTTTCTCTTTCAGAAACCACGCCTTCGTGAACGCCAACTATCGGGGCACGATATTCGTTAACCTCATGCAGGCGATACCAAGCGGCGCGACGAGCACGCTTCCTATCCTCTTCGAGACCAACGGCACGACCCAGGCAGTTACCAAGTATAATGGTGCAGCCTTGACGGTGGCCGATGTAGCCGGAACTGGCGTGTATCAGTTCTGGTTCGAGAGAGACACTAACACCCTTCAGTTGATGACGGGCATTGTTTAACAGCTAAAATCCGACTTCTATGTTTCAAGGTTTAAGACAGAACTCAATATTCTACGTGCTCGACAAGACCAACGAGCCTACGTTGACAATCGGCCAAGTGGTGAGCGTGAGCAACCCACAGCCAAAATTCCCGACCTACCAACCTGGGCAGTACAACCCACAGCCAATGGACATGACCGTTGACGTGAAGGTGAAGACCAACGACGGCGAGATGGAGTTTAAGCAGCTGCCGGCGAATGGGCAGATAGCCAACTCCGGCAACGTCGTGGTCTCCGAGAGCCGCGAGGCGATGATAGCGGAGGTGGAAGCCACTCTTAGACACTCAAGGGAGGTGCTTGACAGCAAGGACTACCACGAGAGGGTGGTGAAAAGCTGCGAGGGTATCATGGCAGTGCTCAATCCGCAAATTGCCAAGGAAAAGGCGCAAGAGGAGAAAATATCACAGCTCGAAAGCAAGGTGTGTGGAATGGAGGGCACGCTGTCGAATATCGAGACCATGCTTCAAAAAGCCTTGAAGAAGTCGGGTGCAAGCAACTAAAAGACTTACGGTTATGTATATGATAGAGATTACCGAGAACAAGATGGATGAGCTCGCCGAGAACGCCGAGAAGATGCTGAGGTATGGCGGCAAGGTGATGTCCTGCATTGACAGTCTTCGGAGAGACGAGGGACGCATGGGTGAGCGCAATCCCATGCCAGACTATCGGGACTGGGGACTTAACAATGAACGCGGACGCTATGACCGTGGCATGGACTACGACAATGGCGGACGTTATGGAGAGCGTCGTGGTGGCGGTTGGCATGGCAGCGACCGCTACTAAGTGATAACCCGACAGGCAGGGAAAGAACATCCCTGCCTGTCTTAAAAAACATTCAGTGTATGGGAAAATGTAGAATGCCGTTGGACGTGTACGACATGAAGCCAGAAGGCATGATAGCCTATCTGCGCTACAATGGCTATCACTTCAACAAGAAGATGTGCGACTGGGCGGTGAGCCTCATGCGCAAGGTCGGCAAGGCTACTGGCAAGGAAGAGCCAATAGAGCCGCTTACGAAAGACAAGGTGGAGGATATGCTTGCCGCCAACTCCGTAAAGCTGGATAACCTTGTCGGCTATGACCACGTTTATGTGGCGAATATGGTGAAGGCTGACTTCTGGGGAAGCTCCATCAAGGACGAGGCAGGCATGGCACAGTATATAAAAGACGTGGTGGATGACGTTGACCAAAAGGACGGCTTCGTGTTCAACCGCTTCTACGCCGACTGTTGCCATAACGGTTTACCGATACCGTGGGACGACGTGCTATGACAAGGAGCGAGATAACCCTTGACAGGTACGAGTGGGGTGTGACGTGCTTCATCGGTTATGACGAGGAAGACGTTGATGAGATATGCAATGCCCTTGAAGTTATCGGCTGTGAAGTGGACGCACTCCTTGAGGCACGAAGACATCTCGCCAAGGACAGCGACGAGCGTGGGCTGACATACTCCAACGTGAGGCTTCGGCAAAGCGTGGTAGCAATCGGGCGGTCTCCATCCCAAGCGAGCATGGCCAACACCATAGGGCATGAGCTGTTCCATGTCGTAGCGCACGTCTGCGGTAACGATGGCATAGACATGCAGGAAGAGGAGCCTTGCTATGTAATGGGGAAACTATGCGAAGAGATGATGGTAGTTTGGGCAAAATAACAATTTAAATTACAGATTGCTTATGATTGAATTATTGCAAACTGTGTATTCAAGTAAAGATGCACAAGCGAAGAATAGGGTAATTGCTATTCTTGCAAATGTCTTAGATAGCAAAATGTCTAAGAAAGAGGAAATGACTTTAGCTTCCATTATTCGAGAAGCTTTGTTAGGTAAGCATTTTGACCATGCAAGCGCAAAAGAGCGTATTTCTCGTATGTATTATGTGTCAGAAGACGGAACGACTAATTACGCCCCTTTCATTTCTGAGACGAAATGTCGTGAGCTTTACGAGGACTATCAAGAGCATTTGGCAGGGTATAATGAGCATGATTTTGCTGTGGTTCTTAACGATACCATCGCAAATTTCCACAACTTATTACACGCATGGTGGTATAATGAAGAGGACGAGTTTTTGTTAATTAAATATTGTGAGCTCGCTGTTAACTGGCTTAATGACGATGATTCACAATTCCACGGGGAAAAAGCGTGGAGATTATTGTCTGAGAAAGAATAGAATTTAACAAAGGCGAAACAAGAATGCGTTTCGCCGTCTGTCATTATAAAGAATTAATAATCTTGCCTATGAACTCGTTAGCGAGCAGGACACGCTCTTCCATGAGCTTGATGTCGTCTTCCACTCGTTCTATGTTGGCGTAATGGAACGGCTTGGATAACCATGGGCAATAAGTGGCGAACACACCGCTTACAGCCCCCGTGCAATCCATCTCCGCCATCATCTGCCAATAGTATTCAGGCTTAGTGTCCTTGAGCGAGGCGGCATCATGTACGAGAGCCTTGTAGCGCATGAACGTGCCGATGTTGGGGCACTTGATTTCGAGCACCCCAAGGTGCCCCTCGCCATCAATGTTGCGTATCATGCCATCGGGTGAGGCGGCGAAGTGTGGTATGGTGTCGTGGGCGCAAAGGCTCACCTCCTCGATGTCGTAGCCGAGGATGTCGGATGTCAGTCGCCGTGCCGCATCCTCTTGCTCTGTTCCCCATCGCATCGCCTTGGAGGTGACGCTTGTCTCGTCGAGGTAGTCAGAGAATACCTCATCGTCGTTAAGGAAGTCGGGGTTGAAGAGGCGTTCGCCCGCCACTTGATAAAGGTATGTCTTGGCGGTATCGGAAAACGCCTCGCCCTTCTTGCGCCCAGACTTCATGATGTCAGAAATCTTGGAGCCTGTCAAATTACCCAGCCTCGCACGATACCAAGATATATCGTGCTGGCTGTCGGAAGTGTTAATCATGCCTTCTTGCTTTCATTCTTAATCTCCGCCTTGGCTGCTTCGGCGGCCTTGGCAGCGATATTCTCTTTCTTCTCCATTTCGATATTGTCAACATACTCGGGCGTGAAAGCGTCGATGTCGAGGTCTTGCACGTCAGAGGTGGCGGGAGTATTGGTGTTGACGACCGCTTGATCGAACGTGACAGCCGCTTGCATCTCGATGGACTTTGGGGCGAACTTCAAGATGGACTTGAGAACCGTTTTCATTGCCATGGCGTCAAAATCGGACTTCCACGGTGTATCATAACCAGAGCGGAGAGCTTGCGAAAACTTCTGCGCGTGGGCCTTAACCTTGTCAACATCCCAGTAAGCGACCTTGGTGAAGCCGTTAAGAAGCTCGAACTTGGCCATATAGCCGATAACCTTGTCGGACTTGCGTTGCTTCCTGTCGAAGACGTAATCCTCATCAAACTCGTCGCCAGAGACGTACTCGCCCTCGTGTACAGGAGCGGCGAGGATTTTCTTGAACTGCCCGCTGCGTTGGCAGAGCTGGAGGAGGCCGAGGTAGCCAATCTGAAACTGTGCCTTGTTGCCGTAAGGGATGATATAGCACTGTCCCAAAGTCGGTATGACTTGCAGTTGCATGGTTGCCGCTACCATGGCCGCTCCGATAATGCTCATTGGCTCTGCCTTACGGAGTTTCGGAGTGCCATTGCCCACAGAGATGACGGATGATAAGAAGCTGTTAGCCATCTGTGGACTTCCCCACACCTCGTTAAGTTTTCCGACTACGGCCGGGGAGTGCATCAACTCACCCAATGTCATATTGCTTGTTTTTTTTGCTACTTGTGTTGCTTCCATAATTATAAGTTTGAGTTATTAAATACGTTTTGTTAAGTTCTTTTTTATCCTTTCACATATTTCATTAATCATGCTTCTGTTAGCTTTCGCTGCCTCCCCTGTAACGTCATGTTGCTCTTGTTGAGATTCTGTAAAAAAGTTGGTTCGGTCGTTATCGAAATTCCTTAAAGCAATCATAAGGTTTTGCGGATTAACTGTCTTACCAACGAACAACGTCCCGAAACACCCACCAATGAATGACTCGAAGAAATAAGTGAGTTCACTTAACGATAGATAGAAGTAAACCTTCCTTATTCGTCTCGCGATAATCACAATTTGATAATCTGAGATAACATTTCCTGCTCCACATATTCTAAAGAGGTCAAGTAGTTGCGCCTTTATCCATTTTAAAGAGACACCATCACCAAAACTTCTGTCAATACATATTAGCGAGTTCATATCTTTTACGGCTTCAGATAAAGATGGGATTGGTTCTTTCCGCTTGCTTAGAAGCGGAAATTTTTTTACAATCAATTGTTCATCGTCAGTCCGCGTTAAATACCGCTGCTGCTGTTTTTGCAAAGATAAATCCATCATGCTTTTGTTGTTCTCCAAATTCGGTGTAGACTTCATCTTCCCATGCTCTTCCGTTAAGATACGTCAGAGGGTCTTTCTGATAGACCTTATTCGTAATAGACGCAACGTATCTTGGTGTCGCTTCAAGACATGCCCTCCTGTCTTTCTTAGGCATGTGTGCCCACTTCCGCATGCATTTGCTCTTGCCTCTTTTCTTGTTGTAAATCTGCCACCATGTTTCAAACTCTTGGTTTATGACGCTTATAGATTGCGGCTCTATAATCTCATACCCGAGAGATGTTAAGAAGTCGATGGCATTCTTGACCTTTTCTTCCATATGTATATTTTTTAAAGATACTCTCCACCCCAGAATCGTGTGATTTCAGAACCCATAATAACAGTCCTTCCATTAGCACGAGCCATATTTTTTATCACTCCGTTCTTAATGTAGCGATAAACTGTTGTGACGCTTATCTGTAGTTTCTTCGCAGTCTCGCTAATAGAGTAGCGTCCTTTCGGTCTTACGTCAGGGGGCTCATTAATCATGTTATACTCCTTTCTTGTTACGTTTGTAAATGTTGTAAATCGCCGCTTCTGTCAAATAGTTAAAATCAGACATTACGCGGCGAACTGCCTCTGACTTCTTCAAGCCGTTCCCAAGGTATTTGTCTATGGCGGCGCAGATAAGTTTCTCTTTTTCTTTTTGTGATTTAATAACCATAATTAACTATAAATTAATATATTGAATAATATATATTACGTATATTTGCAACGTAAAATACTTATCTCTTATTTCGAGAGCAAAATTAATAAAAATATTTCAGATACTATTAATAACTATTATTATTTATATTATTTTTAATATTATATGAGTACGTTAACTGAAAGAGCGAAAGAAATCGCCAAGTATAAAAATATGTCTATGGTGCGGTTCCAGGAAAGTCTTGGGCTGAGCATAAGCCATTTCTATAACACGAAATATTTAACTCGGAAGGTCGCAAGGGCAATGGAGCAGACATACCCAGAGATAAATATAGACTGGCTTGCGTCTGGTAATGGCAATATGCTAAACGAGGGTGTGCTGCCGAAAATGGCAAGTAACGTCAACTCTTATTATGTACCTCTTTTGCCTATAGCTTCACAAGGTAGTTCTTCCGAGAGCTTTGAGCAACAGATAGCGAAGCATAAATGTGAGATGATACTGTCGCCCGTTGAGAGTGTGAACCTTGCGCTTGCCGTGATGGGTGACAGTATGTCTCCTGAGTTCCCTAATGGTAGCAAGGTGCTCGTTCAGAAAATCGATGAAAAGACATTCATCGAATGGGGGCATTCGTATGTGCTCGACACTATTAATGGTCCAATTTTGAAAGACATATACCCCAGCAAGGATAACCAAGCTGAAGTCGTGTGCCGTTCTGTGAACCCCAATTTCGCAGATTTCTCCGTGTCCTTCAAGGATATAAAAGGTTGGTATCGTGTACGCTGCTGCATTACCATTAAATAA